CTTGAGGCCCTCAAGACCGCGAAGAAGGTTGAAGCCGCTGGCTTCTCGACTCCAGACGAAGTGAAAACTTATCTGGCCGAGAAGGAAGCGCTGATGGATTCCGTCGCCAAGGCGATGGACGCTATCAACGAAACCCAGTCCGCCGAAATCGGGGCACTCAAGGCACAGGTAGAAGGCTTAAAGGCCAGCATTACCACCAATCAGGAGCCGAAGATCCTAAGCCAGGAAACCATCCTGGCCGACATCGGCAAAATGGTCACGGCTATCTGCCGCCGCGACACCGTCACCATCGGCGAGAACAAGTACGCCACCCCGAACCTCAAGTCGGGCGTCGATATGGATTGGACCCGCGAGCGGGCCGTATCCTTCGACAAGAACGGCGGGCGTTTCGTTAATCGCGACCCCACCGGCACCCCGTTCGGCCAAGGCACCGATGGCCAGTACGTTATCAACACCATCTACGAGCGCGAGCTTTTGCGCTACGCCAACAAGCAGTCGGCGATGATGGGCCAGGTACGCACTGTCCCGATGATTGGCAACACCCTGTCGTGGCCCACCCTCGACAAGGTTTCCGGCAATCTGACCTGGCATAACAACCCGCAGGGTGACAATCACCCCTACCGCGAGGTTGGCCGCCCGTCGTTCGGCGCTCGTGTCGAATTGACCTGTCAGACCCTCGCCGGCTGGATTCCTTGGTACGATATGTTCCAAGACGACATCCAGGTCAACGTCCAGATCGGCCAGCTTTTCATGGAAATGTTCGCCGAGATCTATGGCCAGGAATTCGACTACCAGGTATTGTTCGCCAGCTCCGATCCGTTCACCGGGTTGTTCAAGGCTGCCGGTACCCTGGAGTATACCATTTCTGGCTCGACCCCGATGGCCACCGTCCTCGACGACCTGGTCAACGCTCCGCTCCGCGTCCGCTTCGAGGACCGCAGCAAGGGCTTGTGGATCGTGTCCGAAGATTTCGTCACCTGGTTAGCCGCCAACCGTAACGCCCTTGGTGATTACGTCTGGCAGTCCCCGATCGAAGGTCAGCGCCCCGGACAGATCGCCGGCCGCCCCTACATCGAGGTCCACAACCAGATGAAGTCCATTCACGAGGTTGGCGCCGGCGAAGCTTTCGCCTGGTACGGCGACCCGAAACAAGTCATGTGGCACGGCGACCGCATGGGCATTGAAATCCGCTCTTACCGTGAGACGACAGAAAATATGCTCTACGGCGAAGAGTTCATCAGGTTCCGCAAGCGCGATGGCTTCAAGGCCGTTCAGACCGACAAAGCTGTCTTGCTCAAGACCGCGGCGAGGGGGTAATCCATGTTGAACATTCTTAAGTGGAAGCGCGTTGGCCCGGTAACTGCCGTGGCCGACACCGCCTACACCAAACTGATCGATCCGAATCCCATCCGGGGCCGGTCGATCATCACCCGCCTGGCTATCACCTGCGGTGCGACTGCGCACACGCTGTCCGTGATGCAGGTCGCCCTCAAGACCTTCCTGACCGCGATTGCCGCGGCCGGCCAGGCCGTAATCAATGTGGACGACGCCACTGGCTTCACCGCCAACGATTTCGTCGCTGTCATGCTGCCTAACGGCCGCTATGAAGCGCACAAAATCGCGTCCGTCGCCACCAAGGCTATCACCCTGACCGCCAACTTAGGCACCGCCCTGGCCCTGAACGCCCCGGTGTGTCTGTTCGGTGCTCCGAGTGAGAACGAGCAGATTACCATCCCGACCAGTGCCACCACAGTCTACGAAAGCGAAGAAGGTTACTTCGGCGCCAACGAGATGGGTGAGCCGATGCTGCTCCATGTGAACAACATCACGGCCGCGTCGAAAATCGACTCGGTCAACTGCCCGATCATTTCAGTATGATCGGTGTGGCTCCCTGGAAACGGGGGGCCACTTAACTAACCAATTGGAGGGGGCATGAGAAAACAATCCCAGGAGCGGCTGCCGTACAGTGCGCTGTTGCCGGAATACGTTCCCACGCCGATCGCTACAGAGCTTGTTCTTCACCCAACCCCCTCTTCCCAGGCAGATTCAACCCTTCCGCTTGAGGTATCGGCGGTTGCGCCGAACGGATGGCAAGAAGGGACTGGCGCATACGTTTTAGCGCTGGTTGATTTTTCAAGCCCGTGTCCCAATGATGTCACCAGCGTAGCGACGATTAGCCTTGTCGCCACGGTCCATGACCAGTTCGATGCGTTTGCGAGTTCGGCGGCATACGATACCGATGTCCTGCCGGAGGAATACCGTGTTGGTGGAGATCCCACCGCCGAATTCCACAAAAACGTGCCGATAATTATTGGACCGCTTGATTTAACCGGGTTCTCGATCCTTTCCAGAATTGACCTGGAGATATCGAGGAATGATGACTGGCCAGGCGAGATCCTGATCAAGCATCTAATCCTGCTTACGCCGCAGGATTCCATCGGATCTAATTACCCAAGAGCAAGGAGCGTGTAATGCCTATCAGAATATATAAGCACGAAGAGCAGCCCGAAGCGGCTGCTGATCTGGACAAGAAGCCAGATCCAGCCGACAAGAAGAAGAAGAAGGAGGATCCCGATGCCGACCGGCAGACCCAATAAATATCGAGACGAGGCTGACGCTCGGAAGATGGCGTATCGGAACGACATCACCACCATGCGTCGGGAACCTGTTGTCAAAGTAGCGCGGAAGAAGCAGCGCTCTGATAAATCCGAACAGACCACCGAGGAAAATTAACATGGACCTAGCCCCTGGCGCACTGATTACGCTTGCTCGATGCCTTGGCTACTTTGATTCACAAGAAGAGCCAGAAAAAATCATCCCGCTGATCAATTATGCGTCCGGGGCGATCTCTGCCCACTGTCATAGGGAGTTCATTCGGTCAACCATAATTCGGTTGGCCAGCTCCTATGCAGACAAGACGATTGCCCTGGATGGCAAGCCCATTCTGGACATTATCTCGTTGCGCTACGATACGACCCGGGTGTTCGAGGTGGAAACCGAGATTGACCCCACCCTGTATACGTTCAGCGCAGAAAAGGGCATTATCCGCCTGACCACCGAATACGACTACGGCGACGACGTATTCAGGGTGGAAACCATCGAAGGGTACGACCGCGTTGCCTACACCCAGGTAGAAGAGCCGGCCGCTCCAATCGAGAACGATGTCTGGCAGAAAACTGACGGTACCTTGTTGCAGTTCAAGGCCGGAGTATGGACGCCGTTTTTTGGCTTTGTGGTCCCGCCGGACCTGGAAGGCGCTTGTGCCGAATACGTCTCCTACCTGAAAGTGAGAATGAGGACCGGCGGCGCTGGTACCATTAGTCGCAAGCGCGGTTACTCCTTTGAGGGCGGCCAGGTGGATTACGAGCTTGATATGCCGATCCACATCAAAAACCTTCTCGCCCCTTACGTTATCGGAGCATTCTGATGGACAGAGATAGAGTCGAGTTCAGGATTTCTACCAGGGAGAAAGCCGTTGCACCAACCGGCGAGTTCCTGAAAAATCTCGCCATAATCAACGAGAATGAAGTCCTGCTCGGCCGCGGCCGTGGCGGTTTAGGCAAGGATGCAATTGGCCGGCAGGTACGCGATGCTATCGCCAAGAGCCTGTATGAAAGCACCCCAGGGTACAGGGAAGCGGACAGGAAGGCGATGGCTGACAGCGTCCGCGTGGCCATGTCTGCCAGTAGCACCGGCGTCACCGCGACGATCAGTTCTGACAACGACTTTTTGTATATGAGGGAAACTGGGAAGAATCCGGCCGGCCAGGTATCTTTCACCAAAGGGACGGGAAACGCCCGGCGCGATATCGTCAGCGACAAGTATATCATCCCGACCAAGGCGAAAGCCCTGGCCATCCCATTCCGGAAGTTTGCCGGTGCCCCGCAGTTCGCAGACGCGCTCAAGGAAATGCAGCTTATGGTTGGCACTATCCTGCGCCAGCCGTTCGGTGGCCAGTCTTTCACCGAGCAGACGTCGTACTACTATGATAGCCCGTTCGACCCTGTCAGTAATGATATTACTGACGGTGGCGGCAAGCCAGTGAAGGAAGCCGTCAAGTTCACGCAGTACGCCAAGATCGCCAGGCGGCCATGGATTGAGGCCGGAGCCAATTTCGCCGCGGGTGTGATCGCCGATAATGTCGTCGAGAGCTTACTCGCCAGGATGAATGTCATACAGGGGAATTTCGCATGATCCAGGTATTACTCGTCGAGGAAAACGCGCTCTTGGCGCTGTCCACCTATCTCATGGCCAAGCTGCCTGACTATCTCCAGGCGGTAGAGACGGTGCAGCTGACTACCAAGCTGGACCTGCCAATGTTCCAAAAAATCGAGATCGAGTATGTCGACCCCGAGGATATTTTCACTTTCCCATTCGCTATGGCCTTTGTGGCCGACTCGGAAGATGATGTGCAGGACCGGGCTCTTGACAAGAACACTTGCATAGTGCGGTTGATGACCGCTATAGTAGGTAAGCGGTCTACGTTGAAATCGTATCGATACCACTCCGCGATCCGAGAAGCGATTCAGAATGACCGGACCCTTGGAAGGCGCGGCTGCCGGGCGCGCGTTATGCGCAGGGTTTATTATTCGCCGGTATCAAAGGGTGATCAAGAGGTTCGCGTTGCCGAATCTTACATAGAAATTACAATGGAGGTCCAGCGAAGATGAGTATCGTTTCCGGACAAGATTCAAGACTACAGATCGGCCTCGCGAACACCTGGCGCGTCCCGACCCGTACCAAGCAGCGCGTTCCTTTTACCCAAGAAGGTTTCAAAGGCACGCCCAACTACAAGGAGTCCGACGCCCTAGTCGGAGCTTCCGGCATCACCGGCATGAGTATCATGTCGTACAAAGCCGATGGCTCGTTGACGAGCTATCTTCCAATCGACCTGGCCAAGCTTTTGCTGGCCGCAGCCCTTGGTTTCGAGACTGCCCCGGCCGCCGTCCCTGGCAACGCCGGTCAGTATGTCCACAAGTTTGAGCCGGTGCCGTCTGGCGCTTGTTCCAACCTGCCGTCCTTGACGGTCGAAATCGATCGCTTGCTTGAGCGCGCCCTGTACATGAATTTCAAGATCGGCACCTGGAAGATCTCCGGTAAGGCCGAGGACTACGTCATGTTCGAGTGCGACGGCCCGGCTTTCAAAGAATCCATCCAGAACGTCTTGGCCAAGTTCGTTGTCGCTGGAGCCGCTGCGGTCACCCCTGACGGCACCACCGGCGAGATCACCCTGGCTGTCCATGACCGGATCGTGCTTGACAACAACGGTACCACCGACGAGTTGGTAGGCAAGATCCTGCGCATACAGGACAAGGTTTCTTGCGGCCAGGTGTTCTATTTCGTCGTGACCGAAGTGGACGACACCACCCCGGGTTCTTACACCCTCACCGCCGCTACCATGCGGCAGGCTGCCACCGGCCTCCCGGCGGCCATGTTGGTTGCCGGTGCCCGACCGCTTACTCCCTGGTGGGAGAGCAATACCATTCTGGATCTCCGTGGCCTGACCGCAGAGATCGTGGACTGGGAAATGGCTCCGAGCGTTCCGCTGTCCACCAAAGAGTACCTACGGTTCGTGCATGGTTACCTATACATGGACGACGCCGTGGCCGACTACGCGATCCTGCATACCAAGACTGGTATCGCTGGTGACGTAGTCATCGACTGCCCCGCTTCCGTTACCTCCGGCTTCGAAGTCGAAGGCCGCGACTTGCAGGGCGTCCCCCGTATCTTCAAGTACATCGGCGCTGCGGTTACCCCGGCCGCCGGTGTGATCACCTTCTCTGACACCCCGATCCTGACCGATGGTACCATCCAGTCTGTCTACGATGGTGGCATTTTGGCCGCCGCCGCCTGGGAAATCGGTGAGGATCTGTACGACGAAGTCACCGATTTCACGATTGGTGGCGACAACAAGATGGCGGACGGCAAGTTTGGCCTGAATGGTTCCATGTACCAGTCAGAAGTCAACCCCACCTCCCGCGACTTCACCCTGGACCTGACCGCCCGGTTTACCGAGCGTCTGTCCAAGCTGCGCAAGCAGCGCATGATGACCGGCCGCCCGATGTCTGTACGTCTCGAGTTCGAGACTACGATCGGCGACGGTCCTGAAGGTTACGACGCTGCGAGTTCCGTTGACTCACAGGGCCGCCCATATCGCCTGGTTCTGGAAGCCAAGAAGTGTTATTACACCGATGGTATCCCGAACATCGGTGGCGCGGACGAGCCGACTGTCAGCCCGAAACTGCGTTGCGCCGAGACTCCGACCGTTCACAAGGCGATCACCGCCTACGTCTACGATGACAAAAACGAAGCCGTACTTGGCACCAGCGATGCCCTGGCCGCCGAGTGGAAAGTATCCACCCGCGAGGATGCTTTCTTAGGTTAACTTCTTGGGGGCTTCGGCCCCCTTGAAGAGTTGTGGAAATATTTCCACAATTTGCCTGGCCTAGCCAGGATATCAACTGCCACGGCAACGGCAGTATAAGGGGCACTGTATGGATCTTAAGGTTTTGAAAAGCAGAAGCATCGGTATTTTTGCTAAGAAGATTTACATCGGCCGGTTCTTCTCCGATCTTAGCAAGGAAGATTTCGCCACCGAGCAGGAGTATTTCGCTCACCTCGACTCGATCGACAAAGACGAGTACGTCTACATGAGGGAGCCGACCACCGAAGAGGCCAAGCAGCTGGGTTCCCCGGCCCTGGATGACGCAATCGTCGCCCGCCTCCCGCCCGAAAAACAGATTGACTATTACGAGAAGAAGAACAAAGAGAACATGGGCAGTTCTGACGCGGTGATGGCCCTGGCCCGGAAATGTATCGTTTCCTCTAGCATCAAGAACGGCGAGCAGCCGGCCGACGTCAAAGAAGTCCAAGAGCTCGTGTTCAGCTCCCAAAACCTGGCCGGCTACATCATGCGTGAGTGGATGGCCGGCAGCGCAGTTTTTCCGAAGAAGAGCGACGAAGCCTAGAGGCTTTTGCAAAGATCGTCTTTGCCGGGGGGAAACCTCCGGCGAGGATGCGCGACAAGTTCGCGGCCTGGGCTTATCCATTGTCTAGGTTCTTGACGGCAGTAAACAGAGAGAATGGATCAATGTCGCTCGATCCGTTCGAGGACTACCCTAATAAGTCCTATCTCGTGTTTGAAGCATTGCAAAATCACTTTTTATCGCATATAAAGAAGAAGAACGAGGAAGCAGCAGCCAAGAGCAAGCGAGGTAAGTGATGGCACGAAGCGGTAAACTATCCCAGGTTATTTCGCTGAATATTGAAACTGCCCAGGCTATCAAGGCTGTTGCAGACCTAACCGGCAGTATGACCAAAGGGTTTACTGCCGCGTTCAGTTCCCTTAGTTCAAACATGAACGGGATGCTCAAGACGATCGAGCAGATTTCCAAGAAGCTTGAGGATGCGTCCACCCGGTTCGTCACCAAACCTACCGAAATGAATGCGGAGTTGTCCAAAAACATCCTCCGCAACAAGACCAGCACCCAGCAACAGAACATGGCGGGCATGGCTACAGGATCCGTCGCGCAGAACAATATCGTGCGCGGCGTTGACGCCATGACCGCTTACACCCAAAACATGAACGCCTTCTGGACCTCGATCTACACCAAGGTAAAGGGTGGCGGTATTTATAAAGACTCTTCCCTAGCCTCTTCGGCGCTGCGCTCACTGAATAGCGTCGAGAAGTTTATGGCCAACACCGGCCAGGCTGACCAGGCCGCGATGTTCAAGCAGCTCAATGGGAAAAACGGCGCGGTGCAAAGAGCCAGTGACGCTTTCCGCGTAATGCTGGAAAGCCAGAATAAAGTCGCCACCGGAGAGAACGCCAAGAAGCTACTTGGCTTTTACCTGACCGGCGACTACATGGCCCCGGACGAGTTAAACAAAAGGCTCAAGACCGCTGGCGCCGCGGTGTTCAAGGACCGTGGAGCGAAACCAGCCTGGGACGCTTATGCCAAAGAGAAATTTGTCGACCCGAGCATCGATTCGAGCGCCTATGTCTCCCGACTGTACAAGCAGGTCCAGGCAGTAATCAAAGACTCCAACCGCCCGATAGAAGAACGTATCGACTTCTTGAAGTCCAGGCTGGGGAAGGATGCCAACGTAGGCGTTACCTCCGAGAATAACGAAGATGGATCGATCAAGCAGACTATCACCTACGCGCGCAAGGCGTTGCATGAATTCATCCGGAAAGAAGCGCAGAACGCCCAGGCGCAGGTTAACCGGAGCATCGCCGAAGTCAGCGCCCAGGGCACCTTGAGCTGGCAAAACAACTCCGGCAAGATCTCTGGCCATGATAGTTCTTCCGTGGCCGCATTCCAGGCCAGGTACATCACCCCCACCGACGCACAGCCCATCGGTATTTCGTGGTTCGAGACGATGCGCATGAAGATGCTTAATTTTATGAAAATCGACCCTGGTGTTGACGCCAAAATAAGCAAAGCAAAGCATGACGCCAACGAGAATGTTATCAACGCGATCGATGCCCTTGGATACCGCTTGATTACCATTTCGTATATGTTCCAGAAAATGAACATGATGATTGACAACGCAATGCAGGTTATGGAAACCGCGACCACAACCAGACAAACGGCGATGGGTAGGATCCAGCCTATCTTGCGTAACGATACTGGCAAGTTTGGATATGAAGGTAGTATGGCGGAAACGCAACGCTACCAGGCTGGCCTTGAAGCTATCGCCAGACGAACCGGCCAGTCTTTTGAGACTCTATCAAGAGCTCTGTACGACGCTTCTTCCGCCTTCCCATACGCGGCCGATAAACTAGCCGTCCTGAATGTATCCTCACGGCTTTCTGCCGTTGGGTTTGCGAACACCGAACGAGCTATGGAATCCATGATCGCCGTCATGAAAACTTTCTACGCTGATGTGGAAGGTAGCCCCGAGCAGTTTGACGCCGCACTACGGCGTGTGGCCAATATGGCCATGACCGCAACCGATCTTGGTGTGCTTGAAATCAACGAATTATCTGTGTCAATGCAGAACATGGCCCCATCAGCTTCGATGCTGGGTTTATCTATGGACGAAATGTATGCCTCGCTGGCCGCTACGTCCGGCGTTGTAGGTAGCGCCTCTCGGGCTGCCACTAAGCTAAACCAGCTATTCATGGCCCTGGCGATGCCTCCGACCTCAACGCTCCGTGATTACTACGCGCAGATGGGTGTTACCGGCCGTCAGTTTATCGAACAGTCTGGTGGTTTGATCCAGGCTTTAACAAAAATCAACGAAGCGGCTGGCGGTAGTGGTGTAGGCGCCAACTTCGAAGCTGGCCCTCAACTGCGCCAGTATCTCGGCCGCGCCCAGGCTACACAGGCCACCAATGCTCTAATGAGCAGCGTTGAGTCGTTCAACGATACGACTTACGCTATCCAGAATAATTTCTTGGCTCTGAACAATGCTTTTTACCAGGCGAGGTTTGGTGTTGCCGAGTACACGAACGAACTCAATATCGCAAAGCAAGAGACTGAACGGATCAATGCCAGGTTTGGAGAGGCGATGCTCCCGGCCAGGATATGGCTCAACAAGCTGACCAATTCATTCAGGGAAGCATTCATGGGCTTGGCCGGTGGGATAGTCCCTTACATGATGGTCGCTGGCGCTAATGTAGCGAAAGTTGCTGCCGGCTTGATGGCTTTTGTTGGCGGTTTGTTCTTGGCTCTGCGGGCTTTGTCCCAATTCTCTTATGAGACGACAAAGGCGATGCTGATTACTAAAATGAAATCAGCCACCGGGGCTGACCCGCTTAACATCACAGAGCAATTACTTGGCGGAAGGAACCAGCTGGTCGCCAGGGGTGTGAACGGATCGACCATGGCAGCCTACGCTTTAACATCGACTGGTATGCTGGTTACCCTTGGGGTAATCGCCGGGGCTGTCCTTCTCATATCAGCTGCCACCGCTTACATCATGAAATATTATGAAGATGAAAAAAAGAAAAGAGTCAGGGAATCGCGCCGCGTTTTGAGCATGAACATGGGCGGCGAACTAGGGCAGATCCAGCGGCAAATAGTTGTAGCGAACCAATCAATCCAAACGGGGACCACGCAGGTCCAGCGCGATGCCAGCCGTGGCGCGCTTGATTTTATTGGCGACCAACTTGATACGAAGATACAGACCGTAGAGCGCTGGAATGAAATCGCAGAGCAATATGCCGGCCCGGACCTGAAAGTATTGGCGAGCTTAGTAACCACCGAAGCCTCTAGGGCTGGCAATATTTTAACTGACCGCAGCACTGGCCCGCTCGACACTCAAAGCACTTACGCTAGAGCAGTCGGATTGATAACCGATTATAGTGAAGCTACGACCAATGCACTTGCAAACTTTGCCAGGAACGCTACAAGGCCAGATCGTACAGATAGCGCTTCCAGCCTGATGGGAGAGTTCAGCCTTGCTAATACTCCTAATAGGAGCCAACGGACTTATCAGGCAAACGCTCAAGTAGGGCCAGACGGGACAATTGTGTCGCTACGAGGCACGGCCTATAACACGGCGCACGCTGGAGCGGACGTAGTCCTTTCCCCTGAATCGATAGCTGCATTCGCACAAGCCATGCTCGATGTTGGGAACACAGACAATACGCTTGGTGAAATACTGGACCAATTTAGGGCTGGCAGGATTGATGAAACCGAAATGCAATCGCAGATCGATTTTTATTTGCAGGGCTTAAAGGACTTGCAGGCGCAGACGGTCGAGTTCGCTACTGGGACAACGTCAGCCGAAGATTTCTCGGACGCGATAGATGATCTCGACACTTCATTCAGGACAAACGTCCAGAACTTGATGGTGCGATATAACGCAGCAAGGCAAGACAATAACGCAGAGCAAATGTTCAACATTAACTCTGAATTAAATAGTGCTATAGCTGGGTACCTGGATGACGTCACCACCAAGGGGCTTGAGGCTGGGTTAGGCAAAGTCGCGATTGAAGCATTAAGAGCCAGGAAACTTGGCTCGTCCACCGGGACAATCCGTGCGGCAAAAACATCGTACCTTAATCCTGAATTCCAAGAAGAAGTGACCACTGTTCTTGATACTATGTCGGTGATCCAGAACGATCTTGTTGGGTATCGTGTCAATATTCAGAACGCGTCCGAGTCGTCCGGTGTTTATTCGGAGTTGCTGATGGACTCAAATGTCCACCAAAACCAATTAAACTCACTTGAGGGCGGCGTACTTCTCGCGGCGCTTACTCAATATGCTAACACGACCACAGAAACTACCGCAGCGTTTGATGCAGTAAAAAAGAGCATTGCTAAAATTAGACTTGATGCTTTCCAAGAGTCAGTGGGTAACGCCTCGCTTGCTTTACGCAGGGCGGCCGAGACAGCGATGCTTGCACTAGGTGACCCAGGGACGTCCATGGCTGGCCGTATTTCTGCGCGAGGGACGATTACGTCTGCGTTTACTAATGGGGCCGTTGCGGATCTCCCGGCTGCGGAAGTGTTCAAAATGCTTTCGGAGCTTGTTGAAGAAGAAACAGCGCTTGTTTCCGCCTGGACAACTAGCCGGCCGGCTGACGAAACGATGGTAGCCTTTAGTCCACAAGCGATAAAGCTTTTAGCCCCACTTACTCAAAACTGGCAGGACATGGTTGACTACGCGACCCAAGCCAATAGTGGCCAGGGTGGGACCATAGCCGGTATGCGCGCTAGTGGAGCAGCGCTTACCTATTCAAGCGGCGGGAAAACCCCACAAACAGAAGCGCAGTTAAATGAAATGCTGGCCGGCTTGAACATGAATCTGTCTGGCGACCGTGAAGTTGCGCAGTCCATGAAGGACTCTTTCTATGTATTCCGCCAGGCCACAAAGCAACTGCAGGACTCGACCCGCGACATGACCAATAGCTTCCGGAATTCAAACACCACCCAGGCCGAAGCGTATGAGCGGCAGATAGAAGAATTGCGGACCAAGATCGCCGAAGATTCCCTGTACGCTGCGGAGGATGATATCGGCCGCGAGGCGATTGCCCTGGCCGAAGAACAGATCCGAATACTTGAAGGCATGGCCCGATACGAGAGGGCTGCCGCACTCACCAACCCGAACTACAACGCCTTTGAGCAATGGCTCCGGAAGGGCGCCCCTGGCTTAACTCCCACAGAGCAGGCTGGGCCTCGTCAGCCGTTTACCTGGGAATCGATTGGCGTTGGCCTTAAATCCTTTATTGATGGAATCAGGGGGATCCCTGCCGACCTCATAAAGGGCTTGGAAGATTGGGAGAAGGGGCTTAGGGAGGGCGTTGCTGATTTCTATACCAAAAACGGTATCCCTGGTAACAAGCTCGACGCAGAAGGAAACCCGACTGGCGAATTCCAGCAAGTCCCTCTCGGTGATATGGCAGAAGGCTTAGGCAACGCGGCCGAGGGCGGCATAGACGAGTTGTTAAAAGGGCTGGCCGATGGCTTGAGCGCTGCCGGCGGTGTGCTGATGGCATTCCTCATGGCCCTGCAGAAAGTCCGATCCTTGATGATCTTGCTTGGCGGCCCGGTCCAATGGCTTGCCGTAATCTTCGAGGTGGCCGTGGCCTGGCTTAAGCCGGCGATAGATAGTGTGTTGGCCCCGTTCGTTGGTATCCTGGTTGTCCTTGGCCAGGTACTCGGCGCGGTCCTACTCCCGTTGGTGATGGCCTTCATGCCGGTGTTCCTTGCCCTGGCCCAGTTGTTCGTCATGGTCTACAACCTCTTGCTTCCGGTGTTCAATGTCTTGGTAACGATCTTCACGGTTATTGGCAATGTGGTGTTCAACGTGATGCTTGCCTTTATGCAGGTCTTGGCCTGGGTGGCCACCCTGCCGTTCATGGCAGATACCATGACCGAAGCGGATAGAGCTAGGTGGAATAACACCCAGGCCAAACGGTGGGACGCAGGTGTGAAGGATGCCCAGCTGCAGCCTATCGTGCTTGGACAGGTCACCGAGGCCGGAGCCACATACCTGGCTAACGAAGGCGGCGCTGGATCCACTGGGGGTAGCGCAGAGGCTACCAGGATGCCAGACCAGTACTTCAATTTCTATATTGGCGCCGATGCGATCACCGATATTGACGGTGGAAAAATAGTCTCGGTTGATTATATACTAGACGTATTCGAGGCCAGGATGGCGGAACAGGCCCGGGCCATGGGGTAATGTGGAAAATTTTCCACAAAACCAACACGACATAAGGAGCCAAAATGTTATTTGCCAGCAAAGATAAAAACGGCGATGCGCTACCCGCGGAGCTTATTGCGGCCCTTTGGGACCCCGCAACCAAGATCACGGCTCATGTAGCGATTGACTTTGCTGGCGATGGCACCTTTGTCGAAGTGCCGTCAGACGATGTCCTGTCAATAGATTTCTCCGATGAAGTGGAAGGACAGAACGGCCGCGCTTGCTCAAATAAGTGTTCTGTTGAGTTAAGTAATTATAACCATCGCTACTCCCCACACAAGTTTACCGACGACTACACGCCGTCGATCATGCACTTCAACGGGCCTGATCAGGGCGATGGCCGCGGTAACTTGCGACCAGAGCGCCGGATCAGTATCGACCTGCAGGTAGATGGCTTCTCGTCTGTCGTTCCGGGCCGATACTATGTCCCTATTTTTGAAGGGTTGATTACGGGTGACGGCTTTGTTGAGGACGTAGGCCATGGAAATATCAACAAGGTAAAGCTGGCCGCCAACGACTATGCTATCCTCTTGAAGAAAAAGGATCCCAAGGGAGTGAAGAAAGTAATCGCCGGCCAGTGGGTGGAAGAAACCCTGGCCTGGCGCGACTGTAAGGTTTCGGACCCGGCTGACCAGGCTAACTCCATTATCCACAAGCTGGTGGCTATGGGTGACCCTGACGGATGGATCACTGTTGACGCCGAGACGTTTAATGTCCCGATCGAGTACATTCCGATCGATACCAATATGTGGTCAGAAATCGCCGAGCTTGCCGATTTCATGCACTGTACCGCCTCGTTCTTTGGCAAGACACTTTTCTTTGGCGACTCGGAATTCAACACAGTGACCGCCTCGCCGATCGAGTTTACCAATTCTCATTACGAGGGAATCAACCACCGCGACAACGCAGACAAAATATACAACAAGCTTTCGATCGAGTTTGGCCAGTACATCAAGCTGCCCAAGACTGCGCTATGGATGCACCCGAATTCCGCCGAGTCCGGAATCATACAGGATGGCGGCTGCGTGTATGACCTGTCTGACGCTGAAAAGATTCCTGACCTGTTCAACGAAATGGTTATCTACAAGGCACCGTACACCGCCGAGGTAAACACGCCGACCACCCGCCCCGGCTATGGCGGTACTGGTATCGTGGACACCAAGGCCAACGCAGCGAACTACGAAGTTGTCACCGCAGAGAATATTTCATACCACTATTACGAAAACGGCCTGGATACCGAATTGCTTATTTTCGACACCACCACCTACCGTGACGCTGCCATTATCCGCGCAGCGATTGGCGGCCGGACATCGGTGCGTGTCACCAAGCTTGTCGTGTTCGGTGAGCCGGTTATCCAAGAGAAGGCGATCACTTCCTTTATCGACAACGCTGATTCGATCGCCCTGTATGGTACCAAGATCAAAGAATATAAAAACAAGTACATGAACCAGGAGATCATCACCTTCCGCAGCCAACAGTGGACCAGGGATCGGGCTTGGCTGCAGATCGCTATCGAGCAAAACGCCGTGCCGCGCCGCGACTACACCTTCTCGCTTTCCATGCCCTTGATCATTGCCCGCTCTGGCACGCGCGTGCGCCTGCAGGAGACATACCAGGGATCAGAGATCAATGTGATGGTGAACCTGCAGAGCATTGGAATAAAATACAATGGCCAAAAGGCCGAGTGGACCACGACTTTCAAGGCCGTGGAATACAAGACAGAATCCGGAGCGACGACGACCTGGTCTGATACTTCTCCGCGGCCGGATATCGCCAAGCCGGTGAAACAAATCCTTATCGCGCTTGGCCAGAGCGTCGACCAGGCATTGCCCTACAACAAGGGCGATCTGATGTCGTACCGCTATGAGAAAGAATCCATTGTCCTGAACGATTATTATATCGCCGTTGTCAGCAAAGGCCCGGATGATGCTTTCTCGTGGGATGACTGGGAGCTTGTTGACGCCGAAAATCAGTTGTTCAAGCAGACGTTGTTTATCAGGTCCGCTTCTACTCCCGACACTCCTACCGGGGTAGCTCCGGAGGGATGGACAGATATTGTTCCGGACGGTACTGACCCGGTCTGGCAGTCAACCGCAACGCTACGCAAGATCAACTCAACGGTGACCGTGGTATTCATCGACTGGTCGACGCCGCTTTCCATGGCCTCAATCTCTGGTGGCACCCCGGTACCAGGCACGGTCACCAACTTGAGCGCCGTAGCCTACCAGGATTATATCAAGATGAACATGACGATCCCTGCCGGCGCCGTGTCCTACATTTTCCAGCGTTCCAAGGACGAGGGGGCCAGCTGGGAGGATATAACTGGCACGGCTGATGGTGAGGCTGCCTGTTCAGAGTCAGGATATATGTGGCCGTTTAACCGGGCCACCGACAAGTACCCTGAAAAAACACTTGAGCTTTCTGGCGTGGCCCCGCTATCCAAGTATCGATTCAGGGCAAAGGCGTCGAACGTACTCGGGCAGACATCGGCCTCATGGTCCTCGACTGTCCCGGTTGATGATACCGCCTACAAAACCTGGAAGCCGGTGGCCCCGACTGGCGCCGCTTCTCAAACCGCTATGCGCGCAGCCTCAATCTCCTGGGTGAAGCCTGATGTTTATAATATTGCCCGCCATGAGGTTCAGATCAGCAAGGACAACACCACCTGGTTTGAGCCGGCTGTAGGGCTGAATGTCTATCCGGAGACGGTAGAAGAAGTCCTTGTGTCCAATGAGGGCAACTGGCGGCAAAGCAATACGGCCAATCTTTTCAAGACGACGCCGATCGAACAGTGGAATCAAGAGCTTCCGCTTGAAGGCCAGGGCGCCGGTTTGGCCGTGAACACGGTTTATTATTACCGGATGCGCACCGTTGTCGATGTCCCGCAAGCCGCCGACGATGCACCGAATGGAGTCTATGCGTCAAGTGGCAAGCGCGCAGGGCCGTGGTGTACTGGTATCCTGGCTATGGCCAAAGCAACAAGCGCGTATGACCTGGTGGCCAACGCGGTGACTTCCGCTCATATCGTCGACGGGGCCGTGGTGGCGTCAAAGATCTTTGTTGAAAACCTGGCCGCTATTATTGGGAATCTGTCTGCCATACAGGGCGGCGCTGATGATCCAAACAACTATTGGATGCTTACGGATTTCCCTGGCAAGCCGGTCGACCGGATGGTCGGCGAGTTACGGGCTGGCGGGGCAAAGTCCTTTATCAAGGTTACTCCTGACAGCACCCCTGGCGCCGATGATGGCGACCTGCAGGTTGAAGGGCTCGACCTGATAATGAAAAACGGCAAGATCCAAACCTACAAGGGCGTTGGCGAGGCCCGGCGCAGGTTTTCCCAGGAAGATACCTCTTTAGTGTGGACCAAGATAGATGAAAACGGTGATCCAATATTTGATATTGCCAGAATCGACCTTGATCCGGACGACTCTGTAAAGTTTACAAATATTTACTCAATCAATGCGGTGTCTCCTGAATTGACAGAGCTTGAGGTTGTTACAAATTGCCCAGGGGACACAGCGATTTGCCAATATGATGGGAAGATATATATCCCTCACATGCTGGACACTGTTATGCTGGTTAATGTTTTGGATCCAGCTAATAACTCATATAGCAGCATAAGCTTGGGTGCTGGCGTTAGTGACACAACTAGAGCGGCAATTATAGTAGATGGCATTTTATACATGGCGCACGACGCGAACCGCGTGTACTGGCAAGACCTTACCACCGTCAACACACACGGTAATGTGTTTTACACAGGAGCAGGCGGAGGTGAAGTGCTAAAAGGCCAAATACCATGCTTAAATGGTCAATTATATTTATATAACGCATGGGGGTATCATGTCTTTGATATTGCTACCAAGGCTTTTGTTGGGCACGTTGCGCGTGCTTCGACAAAAATACTTGCTGCCGCTGATGAAGCATCTGGCTCTGTTTTTGATGTGGGGTATGATTCTAGTGGCGATTACTGGTTTTATTACGGTAGTGGTGGCATTGGGTTTCCTATGGACCCTGATAACGGTTATGCAAGGCTTACTATAACCATCGCTGGCTCGTGTGGGATTGTTGTCTCTGATGGTATTGTCACTATTTTTTCTGGTGGCACTGGGGCGAATGATTATATCGCCCGCTGGGACATCCTTAATGAAGAATGGTTGCCGTTTTCTCACAATACCATTAAGGTGGCTTGCGCTGGCCTCCTTGGTCTTTACGGCGGCAAGTATTTCTTTGAGGGGCTTGATGACGATGGCCGGCACGGTATTTATTCTTTCAGCCCGCTGCTTGATTTGTTTGAATACTACGGCGAAAAACCGAATGGCCTGACCAGCGCTCTTTCCTGTTTTGCGAATGGGTGGTTGTATTCAGAGGACTCTGATGGTACAATAAATAGCACAGAGATTATGAGGAAGTATCCAGTGGGCGGCAATGCGCGTTACGCCCCGTAAACACGAAAGGAAATAATATGAGAAAGATCGTAGGCACCTGCACCAAAGAAGAACTTGATAGCTTTAACCTGATCAGAACGAAAGTAGAGACGGCCAACCAGGCTCTTGCCATGAAGGTCGAGGATCCAAGCCAGCAAGATCAGTTTGTCAAAACAGTCCTGAATGTCCTGGCCGAATACAAGTGGCTAGAGCGCGACTGGTGGAACGACAAGATGAAACGGTTTGGAATAACCAACGGGAAAGATCTTCATATCGACTTTTTCACTGGAGACTTATTCCTGAATGAGTAATGAAAAGACCTACACGCAAATGTACCCATTAGTGGGGAAAGACATCCGTATTGTCGACGTCAACGAGACGATGGCCGAAGCTAATGTGCAGCGGGCTGTCATCGGAGCTGCGGCGAAAACATGGACTAGCACCCCGCAGTCTGGCGGCGAGATCCGCGTTTCTCACATGGAGGATTTGCGTTTAGCGGTCACTAACTTAGTTCGTACAGTCAGCTTTTCTGACCCGACGCTAAGTGCTTATGGAAATGTTAGGGCTCTTCACATGGAAGAGGTCCGACAGATAATTGACGACCGCAGGAATAACGCCGCGTGTGTGAATTGTTCATCCTCATGCGCCAGGGCGTGTAGCTCTGCTTGTTATTCCGGATGCGAAGTTGATTGCTCGGCCGATTGTATGGACTGTTGTACGGGGGCTTGCGATACGGCTTGTATCGAAGAATGTTCGTCAAATTGCCTTGGCGACTGCACGAGCGTTTGTCGAAATGGTTGCGCGAATGCTTGCAAAACCACTTGTACGGCGGCGTGTTCTGGCGATTGTAATGTGGTTTGTTACACAAGCTGCAGCGCAACTTGCTCGACTGTTTGTACTGGCGGCGGCTGTCAGGGCACTTGTTCTGGCACTTGCAGTTATGCTTGTGATACTATTTGCATGGCAAGTTGTCAGTTGGGGTGCGGCGGCTATTGTACGACGAATTGTTATACCTCCTGCAATGGGTGCCGAGCCGCTTGTAAAATGGGCTGTGGATTTGCTTGTATTGGCGTATGTGATACTTCCTGCGCCGGATATTGTTATACAACCTGCTCAACTGGTTGTGCCACTTACTGTACTAGAGTATGTACTGGCTCTTGTGGCGAAGCCTGCAATTCCGGTTGTTCACCTAGCTGCACAACCCATTGCTATACTGGATGCAGCGTAACGTGCTACATGAGCTGCAATTCAAATTGCTATACAGTCTGCACAACTGGTTGCGTCCAAACCTGCGCCGTTAATTGCTCTACTACCTGCACAAATGCTTGCTATGCGAATTGTAGCGGCACCTGCAATGTCGGCGACTGCAGTTCATCGTGCGATTATTCTTGTGACTTAAATTGTTATTACAATTGTGACTCGACTTGCGATACGCAATGCTACGCTTCTTGCAGCAATAACTGTTATGGCTCATGCTCGGCGGCCTGCAGCACTAATTGTTCAACTGGGTGCATAGACAGCTGCCGCGCCACCTGTAACCAGTCTTGTTATTCTGGTTGCGCTAATTCAAACCGCCACATGGCAGACCAAGGATCTTATGCTTGATAATATACCGAACTTCCAGGGCTTGAATGTCACGTTCAATACAGGCGAGGACTGCAATCTCGCCTGTAAGTATTGCTACGAGGTTGATAAACGCAAGTCAGTCTTGTCCCTGGATTATGCAAAAAAGTTTGTTGATATCCTGCTCGATGATCCAGACCCCATTGGTGTTATGGGGACCGACAACGAGTGGATGCTTAACAGCGGTCTGATTCTGGATTTTATCGGCGGCGATGCGCTAATGCACCCGGAGCTTGTTGATTCGATCCTTCGGTATTTCGTGCAGAAGGCTGTCATCAAAAAGCACCGCTGGGCGTTCAACTGGCGCGGATCCATTTCCACCAACGGCACTCTGTTTGAGAATCCGGAAGTACGCAAGTTTATTGAGCGGTGGCACCGGAATCTTTCTATCGGCGTTAGCGTTGACGGATCTCCGGCGCTGCATGACTCTAACCGTATCTACCCTGATGGCCGGGGGAGCATGGCTAAGATCAGAGAATGGTGGGACTGGTATCGAAATTTCTATCCTGATGGCAGCACGAAGTCTACCCTGTCAGAGGCATCGATCCCCTATATCTATGAATCCCTAGTGTTCATGCGTGAAGAAATGGACATCAAGTACGTCAATCAAAACTTCATCTTCGAGAACATGGAGCTTGACCAGGCAGATCTGGACCTGCTCGATGAACAGATGGCGCTCGGAGTGGCCTATGTAAAGGCCCACCCTGATATGTACTGGGGTATGATCGACAAGCGGTTTGCTGACGCCGTTCCGTACCCGGAGAATGTTGCGGCCAATCCCTGTAAATCCTGGTGCGGATCTGGATCCATGCCGGCTCTTTCTCCAGATGGCAAGATCTATCCGTGCTTCCGGTTCCTCCCGCACACCCAGGCGCAGCACGTTGATATGTCGGTCGGCGATATCTGGACCGGATTTGAGCGCAAGGATAATTTCGTCTGCATCCGCGGTAAGACACGCGAAGTAATCAGCCCAAAGAAATGCCGGGAATGCGATATAGAATCCGGCTGCGCATGGTGTATCGCTGGAAGCTATTCTGAAACCGGCGGGGCAACCAGGCAAACATATATCTGCGAAGTGCAGAAGATCCAGACGAAATGGGCTAAGATCTATTGGGGGGGTGTATGAAAATAATTGGCATGGTCAACAATGATTCCCAGGCGATCGACTTCCTGCCTGGGCTTCCGCCACAGGTAGAAAACGCCTTGGACCATATCATCGAGAAGCATGACATCGTAATTCGGGTACCTGGCACTTCTATGGAGTACGTTATCACGGCCAAGAAGCTGGCCGATGGCTCATTCCACCTTTTTTATAAAGGGACTGAATTGACAGTGAGTGTCTGAATCGGCGATGATGCAACCGGGGGCAATATGGCAAATAAACCGACGCTACTAGACTTGATATGGGGGTTGCCGCAGCATATTGTTGCCGGCTTTTTGTTTTTGGCGCTATGTATTGGCAAGAAGATTGATTCAATCGAGCGCCTGGATAACGGGGTCTGCGTAATCCGGATCCGTTCGTTCCATGGTGGAGTCAGCCTTGGCTGGTTTGTTTTTGTTGGTGTAATGGCTATGCCCGAAGTGATAATGCACGAGTCGGGCCACTCTTGCCAATCTATGACGCTTGGTCCGCTGTATTTAATCATCATAGGGTTGCCAAGCTTTTTATTTGCCACGATTGCTACAATACAAGGGCAAGCGGCGCGAAGATGGTACTACCGGATGTATACCGAGGCATGGGCCGACAAACTGGGCGGCGTTACCAGGGGGATATACCTATGAGGGCCACATACTACCTGCTTATTTCCTTCCTGCTCCTTGCCAGGGCAATCCTTTTCTTTGTCCAGCACCACCAAATTGGCCATAGGAGAAATGATCAAACCCTTGCGGGGATCTTTGTCCTTTTCGCCCTTTCATACGCCATTTATGCCATCCGCCCGTTAGAATACGGGCCGGATCATTTCGTCTACTGGCTTGAGATAGGTCTGGACGGGGCCATTGGCATTATCACCGCTATCGAAATGCTGAAAGCCTACTCGCAGGCAGTAAAGGGTAAGAAATAATGTCTGGAATTCCTCTTTGGGAACAAGCCCTTACCATCCTTATGTGGATGGTTGCCGCTACGATTGGCGGCCTGGTCCTGGTGATGCTTCTGCGTCTTATTGGGAAGAAACGGTCGGTGACGATCCCTACACCAGCTGGTCCACTTGAGATTGGCAGCGAGGTTGGCGGCGTTGAGGTTGAAGCGGCCACCCAACAAAACGGGGTTGTGCCGGCGATCCCCCCTTCCGGCAAACAGGGGAATCCTCATATCACCTGCCCTAATCTCAAGGATGTCATCATCGTTTTCAGGAACCGTGATGACCTTAAGGATCATATAGCCAGGATCAAAGAAGAGTCACGCGCGAAAGTGACAAGGATCGAAACGCACGAGCTCCCGAAGGAAATCATGCAGAGCGCCGAGGATACTATCGCCAGGGTAATCGGCATGATGGAATCCGGATACCTTACTTTGCTTAAAGAGCAGGGAATTGCTAAGAGTGAGGTGGCGGCCACCGAGCAATTCAAATTGTATCGGATAATCGTCAAGGCGATTCAGCCGCACCTTATTCTTGAGTCGCGGCGCATGATGAAGGAAAATGGCTGGATCAAGAAAGAAACAGACGGGACATTCAACACCTATGTGTCGCGGAAAACGGAAGATTTTCTTTCGACCGTGACTGACCTCTTGAATGACTATTATGTTATCGAGGCGCCGACCAGGTCAGAGCTTTACAGCTTCATGATGACCAAGGTAAGGCAGCCAAACGGTATCCTTGAAACCGTAGCTGAAACCATCCGGGGGTTCTTGGTCATCGCCAAGAACTGGCGCAAAGAGATTGAAAAAATCAACACCGAAACCGATGAACAAGTCGAGATCCTGCAGCGCCGCATGGAAAAAGAAATGTCAGAGATCCTGGGCGGGGAGTGCTAAGTGGATACGGACGAAGCGATCTTGTTCGGCCGCCACTTGGAGAATACAGTGCCGGCCGCCGCCAGGACCGAACTGATGATGGTCATTGTCGCGCTGTACCAAGAGGTAGAGCGCCTGAAAGGGGAAACCGATGGGATCTCAATTTTGGGATGTGCCTAATAGCGGGAATGTAGACCAGGACAACAACTCGGTCGAGCGCTTGCTTGGGCTGCTGATTTCGACCTATAGCAAGGGCAAAGACAAGCGCACGATTTACCGTGAGACTTGCGGCCCTTCTTCTTTCGAGGCTTGCCTTGAGTCTCATGGCATTGACCAGAAAAGCAAGTGTGGGCTGCTCCAGCCGAGCGATTTCTACACCATGCTCATGAACGATCGGCGCTACATCAACAATCCAGCCTGGGACCAGCCGGTGAACCGTTTCATCGAAGCCTACCCACTCCTGGCCCGCCTTTTGTACCCGGAAGCCATAGAGTGCAAGGTTGAGTGGTACCCGAAGGTCGGTGACCTGGCCGCCATAGTCCGCGAGGTTTTGCTGCGGCCGAAAACGAACTGCATACTTAATTTGAAGGTGCCTGGGCACTACATCGCGGCGTTCCATATCAGCGACACGGACATCGTTTACTATAACGATTCTTGGAAGGCTGATACCTGGAATCCGTCGCCGAATCACAAGCGATCGATCCCCCTCGCGGACCTTGTTAAAAATATCAAGGTTGGCCTGGTGTCGATCAGAAAGTTGGGATGATGACTGGCAAGAAAATCGGTAAATCGGTCATGTGGGTGGTCGGGTTTCTGGCGTTCCTCGGAGTCGTGCTATTGTGTATATTCAGGGGAGCGTCCGACAACGTGACCATGTACGCTATGGGCGCTCTGGTGGTCCACTTTGGCATTGGGATGGGCGTTGACCTTGGCGCCAAGATCCAGCGGTCAATCTGGTACCGTCGTGAGCTTGATTCAAACGCTCGACCGAATAATGTGGAAAATTTTCCACAAGGGACATCAAGCTGAACAGTGAAAGCGGATTCCTTGAGTCGTTAATTTTCGCACTCAACAAGCGGGGGTGCGATGTAACGGCCGAGGATCTGCGTCAGCGGGTTTGTGAGGATGATCCCTGCACCCGGTATTACATAGAGAAAAATCCTACCATGTACCGGGCAGGGACTTCTATTTTCGATTGTCCGAACGTACTACTTGTCTGCGTGAACAGGCTACTGGGGATGCGCCATTGCGCGATGCAGTCTTTTGTCCTGGTTCAGGACTTCAAAAAGATTCTTGAGAAAGGGATGATCCTGGCGTTTGTCTCTTGGGATAAAGAACCAGCGCATGGGGTGTGTATCCATGCCGTATCGAAAAACGAAAAGGGCTTATTGCAGGTAGAGGTGTATGATCCGCTCTATGGCGACAAGATCGTTACCTCTGATGATGTTCGATACAAGTTTAAGCCCGGGCAGACATATCGAAAGGTCGTTTATGTGGTGTCGTAGATGCGTAGCTTTTTTATTGGTCTTGGTGTTGGGATCCTCATTACTGCACTCGGCTTCGCCATCTGGTGTTTGGCTCCCGGCGGAAAAATACGCGGAACTTTTGAGGCTTTACGCCGAGCTCAAGAATCTGAACTTGAGCTTGCAAGAAACCTTGGACGAGTCAACCGCTTATACAGCGACCTTGTTGACCGACATCGAGAGAATATCGAGCGAATTGGTGAGCTTCAAAGAGAGGTATCAATCCTTGATTCAACAGCACGAAGCCTTGCAGCTACTCTTAGCCGAGGCCGAGTCACAGCTAGCGAGTCTGCGGCAGCAATTGAAAGATTTGGAGATATCCTTCGCGGCCTCGATAGTGGAAGCCAGGACAGAAGCGCTCCCGTTGATTATCTCCCTTGGAGCCCTGTCAGTGATAGAGTTCGTGGCTATACTGATCCTGATAAGCCCAAAGCAATAGAATAAAACAGGGCAGCATTACGCCGCCCTGTTTGTCATAGATAGGTTTTGACTCTAGGCATTAGCGCTTTGCTTCTGCCCTTTTTCCCTTCCGGCTCTTCCTTTACCCTATCACCCACAATAAACGTGTATTGCCTGGCCTTAAAAGTATCCAGCTGCTCAAGGTTAGCCGATGACCTGGCCATGCGGATTGTGGTGTAACTTAGCCCCAAGGTTTCGGCCGCTTCCTTGAGGGTGGAGAATTCCATCCTTTTGCCGTCCTTTATTACGATCGTTTTCAAAACAATTCCTCCTGGGCCGAAGTTTTTCTTGCACCCTTGATGGATTCGCGGACCGCTTCTTCCACTTCTGTTTCGGTGTATAGAGGCTGGCCGCTCCTGGCTACAATCCAGGTTTCGGTAAACAGGATACACTCAACTAGCACGATCAGTAGGACGAACAGCGTATAGCGGAGCGTCTTACCGTCTTTGATCTTGAGTATCCTCGCAACGTCCTCGAAGATCCCCCCGCGTTCGACTGCAACGGTGGTGGATTCTAAGATTAGCTGCCTGGTGTTATCGATTTTGATTTGTAGCTCGTCAACCAAGGCTTGGTATTCAAGCGAAGCTGATTTCCACTCCGCTGGCAGGTCACGGATTCGTTGCTGCCAATCGTCCCGCTGGACAATATACTCCGCCATGCTTGCTTCGAGCTGTGCAGTATTATTGCTGGCCAATTCAGTCGCCAAGCCCACATCCCGGGTTGCCGACATCGAGGCCATGCCAATTGAGAGGGTCATCATGGCCAAGGCCAAGACACCCATGCTCCATTTCTTTTCAGAAATTGATTTCCGGAGGATGGAAATCTTGCTGCTTTCAAAAAACAGTGCGATGCCGCGGAAAACCATTTCCTTAACCTTATCGCCTTTTACCATTTCGACGAACATATCCATGGTCAAGTAGAATGATATTGAGAAAGCGGCAAGACGCTGGATTTGAGCAACGATTTCAGTCTGCTGGATCCAACGCTTTATTTTCTCGAACATCGCTAAGGCTCCTTACTGTGACGACAATCATGTCCTCGTCACCGTCTTTGTCATACCTTGAATAGGTCCCTGAATGATTCAGGTTGTCGTTCTCGATGATGCCAGCCTCCTGCAGGGCATCGAAAATTGGTTTGAATGGGCCGTCCGTGTCCATCGCCTTTGCCACCAGCATGACAATATCGATATGGACCTTGCCTTTAACGGGCTCCAGCTGCTTTTTAAACATGACCGCCAGCGACCGCATGAATTGCCGGTACACTGGCGTCTTGTAAATTATCGCAATCTTCTTCCGCTTCCCGTTAGGCTTGACGACCCAAGTGTAGGTCACGCCGTGCCATTTGTTCACGGATACGGCGTGACCTTTCCAGATTGCTGTGTTCAGAACGGTATATCGTCGTCAGAAGGGTTCCAACCGCCGGCTGCTGGGGCCTGGGGTTGGGCAGGTTGACGATTTGGTGGCTGCCACTCTTTAGGTCCGGCAGCCGGGGCTTGCTGCTGCTGCGGCCATTGCTGCTGGGCTTGCTGCGGCGGCTGCTGGTGGGCCGACTGCTGCGGTTGCTGGAAGTTCTGCTGCTGGTACTGCGGGGCAGCGTCCGGGGCTGGAGCGATCTGCTGCAAGTCGAATACGTTGATCGACAGCGCGCGCTTTTCAACGCCAGCCTGGTCGGTCCAGACATCCTCGTTCAGCTCTCCGGAAACCGACACCATGGCACCCTTGCGGTACCCGCCGGAATTGGCAAAGCTGACATCGTTACCACGGAAAGAGGTGGCCTTGAACCAAATGGTGTTCTTTTTGTCGCCGAAGCCGCGGCCACAAGCCACCGCCAGGGAAACAAGCGACTTGGTCCCGTCGCCATAAGCCTTGGTTTCAGCATCACGGCCCAACCGGCCAGTAATGGTTATCGTTCTGGTATCCATCGTATCTCCTTACGCGAGAATGGTCATCTGCGGAAGCTGCTTTTGCAGCATTTCCTTGATCTTATTCATGGCAAGATTCTGCCAAGATCCGCCGTCAGCCTCGAACAGGGCGAAGCTTGCCTTGTTGTCCTCATTCCTCATGCGGAGCAGGAAGGGGGAACATACCTGGTCAAGCTCGGGGAAGGTACGATACGGACGCAGGTACACCACGGCTGGAGCGGTTTCCTTGGCTTTTACCGTGCCGGATCCGTTCTTTTTGGTTACGGTAGTCTGGCCGACGCCGTCATCTTCGGTTTCGACGGTTTCGCCGACGACAACGCGGGAAGCGTAGCTGACGACCTTTTCCATGTCCTCGCCATCTTCGAAGCGGGAGCGCAGCTGGATAATGAACTGTTCGGTATCCATCCAATTGCCGAAGCGGAATTTCTCCGTCTCTACCGGGGTAGAGGTGGCAACGTACAGGCGCTCCATGAACTTGCCCTCCTGGCGGGTAACCAGACTGACGCCCTGGAAGCTTTCGACGATGAGCATAGAATCCTGCATCTTTACTTCGTCCTTATTGGCCTTGATGTAATCCACCAGGCCGGAGAGGCTATGCAGCTTCAAGGTTGGGAAGCTGGCTTTGACGCGAACCGGGTGTAGCTCGGCCGGTGTAAACATGACGCCATCAACTTCCTTGATGTCGCAGTTGTTAATGGCCATGCTTTCGATCTTTTCAATAAAACTCTTGTCGATCATTGGATCTCCTTACGCTCTTGATTTCATCGAGACGATGTTGCTGGACTCGTCTAAATCCAATTCTGCCTGGCGAGGATCGTCCGGGTAGGCTACCAGGTCGCCATTTTCGCGCTCCAGGTACAAGGCGCCAATGCTGGCCGGCATCGGCGGAAGCTTGGTGGTTACCTGGGCTTCGATGGATGCTGACCGGCGGGTCTTGTCCGGCTTGATTTTGATATGGATCGTAAGCTCACGCATGGCGTCCGGCTTGACGCTTAGGTCAGCAATGTTGGCCAAGATCTTCTCAATCTCGGCGTCGAAAATGTCATGGACGGCGCCACCGTTCATGTTTCTCAAGCTCAACGACTTCTTCATAAACCCTCCTTGTGGAAAATTTTCCACAACTCATTATACCATGCAGCTGCAACAAGCGCAACTATATATTGCCGGTAGCGTTCAAAGAATCTAGTATTTCGTCGTGCCCTTCCATGTAATACTGGATATAAATATAACCAACAGTCGAGGATAGTGCTGCCGCTTCTATTAGCACACAATCAAGATCCGCTGGCATGGCTGCCTTGTCTGTCCATATGGCCAATAACTTGCGATCCTTTTGCAGCAAAGACATCATGTAGTACCGCGCGTCCGACCATATACTTCCGCGGTTTATGTTATCAATGAAGTTACTGGCTGGCCCATAGTTATTTGTTAATAACTCTTTTAGCCGATTGTATTCTGTTACAAGACCTTCACCAAAAGCTCCGCAGTTTATATCCTTGCTGATAAGCCGGACTGAAAACAGCCCTATTTCGGGGTGGATATTTACCAGGAATATATCAAAGGCGCTTGTCGCTTGCGGTGCCTTGGTCATGATCCAGATCGTCTCGCTATTGTCTGCGAGATACATTTCCGGATCGATAGTCTGGAGTTGTTCTAGGGTCATTCCCTTTTCAAACCCGAGGGGTCCGGCGAACACGGACATGGCCATAATGAGCATGATGAATACTAAAAGTTGTTTCACGGTTTCTCCTTTGCCAGGATCTTTTTCCCGACAGCGGCATTGAATAATGCCGATATATCTACTTGGACTAGATCGTCGCGATTTTCTTGGTCCTCGACGTCCTGGGCGATGCGCTTATCTTTCAAGCGACTTAGGTAAACGGTACAGTTCGGCTTGTGCTTCCAGGCTCCGCAGCTTTCGCAGGGCTCGTCAGCAATTGTGGCTGGTGACATGCTCAATTTTGGGATCATGCCATGGAATACTGCGTATCCATAGCCGGCCTTTTCTTTAACGCGTACAAAGGATTTCACTTCATCAACCGCGTCAGCGAAAAACAATTTGATACATCGCAGTATCTCGGTAAGGCCCAGTTGGTTTGAATCGCCCTTGAGTAGCGCAGCTTCTTTGGCGCCCCATGATGGGGATACCCTCTCGCCTCTGATTTCAACAGCCTTTAGCTCGTAATACTTGACGAATGCGTCCCGTAGTAGCTTCCGTTCCTCCTTCTCCATCGTCTCGCCCTCTGGAGTGGGCATCTTTTCTTTCTTAACAAACTCATTGTCGGATACCAGGGCGCAGTAGGTATCCTCGATGAACCGAATGTAAGCCCGAGATCCGTTCCCGCTGCTTAATACTTTCTTCTGGATTACGTTGGCGCCGGTCAGCTTGTCCATCCTATTGGCCAGTTGTCTTTTCTCTATGCCAAGGATCGGTAGCTCGGCCAGGATATGCGCGTAACATAGCCAGAACCATTCTCGTTCATCTAATATCACCTTCTGCATTTTACCTGATAGGTAAAAATCTGCAATGAATCTGATCAGCACGGCGTCGATAACATCAAGGCCCATTTCGATTAAACGCTTCTGGCTGAACCCTTCGATGTTCCATTTCATATAGCCGACCTCTCTTTCGCTCCTTTCAGTTCGTTGATTAGGAAAGCAGCTTGTCCTTTCATCAAGTCGCCTGGTGAAGTGTAGCCTAGCCTGGCCAGTAGCCGTAGCTGGGCCTCTGTAGCGATACCGATCATTGGTGATACGCCACGCTTAAAGAACTCGGAAATGAGAACTGACGCCTGCGCTTTTGACAGGCTTTCAGAGTTGATACCATAGCGTTTCAGTATCTCCTTTTGCTTTTCGGTGGCGGCGCCTTCGAGCTTTCGGCCTTCATAGTGAATGTCGAACTCGCCTGACAGGTCGACGTTGATCAGCTTACCTACTTCCAGTGGATCGAATGCTGTGAAGCCCCACTGGGGAATTGTCATGCGCCTGACTATCTCGATTGGGTTATATTCTTTTTCATGGGCCTTTTCAAGGTTCTCCATGAAATCTTCTTCTTCGGATCCCTCTGCAGTTTTTTGCGCACGCTTCTGCACATTGTCACCAAAGCCCATGGTCGAGAATAATTCATAGGCGGTGACGAGGCGCAGCTTGTCCGAGTTGTAGGTGAACTCGACAAGCAGTAGTTCTTTCTTGCCTGGGTGCAGCCTGGTGCCGCGGCCGATCGCTTGGGCGTATACTGTCCGGCTCCCGGTCGGCCGAAGCATCACAATGGCCGATACTTTGGGCTCATCGTATCCTTCCAAGAGTACGTTGCACGAGCAAAGGTGAGTGATGATTCCCTGCTTGAATTCATACAAGGTGTGGCGTCGTAGTTCCTTGTCTGTGGCGCCAGATATATAGCCAGCCTTGACACCGAGCTTGCACAATTCTTCGGCCATGAGCTTTGACGAGTAGACGTTCGGCAGGAAGCATAAGGTTTGTTTTCCTTCGGTTTGCTTCCTGACGTTTTCAGCAATCGGGGTGATGTACTCTGCGATCGCGCCGGCCAGTTCATCGTCTTGGAAGTCTCCTGCAGTAATCTTGAGCTTGCTTAGGTTGATGGTGAAATCGTTACACCTGCGGCCGACTATCTTGACTAGGAATCCATCGTTGATAGCCTTGTGTAGCGGGTACTCGTAGGCGACTTTGGTGTAGATATTGCCAAGTTGCTTGTCGTCTGCACGGTCGGCGGTGGCCGTTATCCCTAGCAAGCTGCTCTTGTCGAAATGGTTGATGATATTCCTGTACGTCGCACTGATCGAGTGATGTGCCTCGTCGATTATCATGTGCTGGAAAGCGTCCTTGCGGAATCGTTCGAGACGCTTGCGCTGCATGGTGGGGACGGATCCGACAACGACGTTCGCGCCGAGATCCGCCCAGTGCTGCGCCATTTCTTTGTCCGGAGCGTAGCCAGAGTGGCCGGAAAGCTTGTCAATCGCCTGGTCTACCAATTCCTCTCGATGCGCCAGCATAAGAGTCTTTTCTTTTCTCAACAGTGTTCGGCGAACCCATTCGGCGGCGATGATAGTTTTCCCTGTCCCGGTTGCCATGATTACCAGGGGGCGTTCACCTTCTGCAATCGCCTTCTCGATCGCTTCGTTAGCCTCGGTCTGATAATACCTTAGTTCTTTCATGCGCTGGACAGGCTCGAACAGGTCCATCTAGTCCTCCTTGAGGAATCGTTTTTCGACTTCGAAGCCGTGGTAAATGGCGTCATGCCACTCAATACTATGGAGCTTGAAATTGGATTGTGACACCCAATATTTTCCGGAAGCATCCTGCACCACTTCGGCTCCTGCAGGGACGAACACGCTGGCTTCGGCCGGCGGGAGCGCTGAATAATTGCGCAGAAAGTTAAGCGGCTGGTTTGTTTTCATGTTTTCTTCACATTCCACCAGCCGTAGACTTCGCACATTTCGCCGTCTGGTCCGTAAAGAGTAGTCGCCAGTTCGCCTTCGGTGAATCCTTCTGCCGTCATTTCGTTGACGCGCTCACCTGCATCGCGATCCAGTTGCTCGGCGGCGCCAGGTGGCAACCGGCCGGGGATGTTCCAAGAGTAATTGATGGTGATCGTTTTCTTGTACGTCATCTTGATTCCTTTCAGTGCTTTCTGAACCAAACACCTTCATTGGCTTTAAGCGTCCAGCAACGGTGGCAGGTATCGCACTTGCCCGGGCAAACAAAGCTGCTATTGTCAGCCGGCGCAGATTCGTCTTTGGCAAGAACACCAGCCCAGGGGCGGTCGGTTGGTGTCTTCTTCGATTTCCAGACGGACTGGATGATCGTAAGATTTTCAGCCATGCCGATAGAATCAGTCATGGTGTAGGCCATAAACAAAGTGGTCGGGAATACAGCGGCCAGGTCGTGCATATAATCCAGGTAAGTTTGATCCGGAATATCTCCACCAACATGGTACCGGAAGTACCGCGGCGGATTCTTATCCAAGAAATATTCAATGTGCTTGAAGTACTTCTCGGGGTTTGACTTGTAGGCGGCAAGGTTACCATCCCACAACGGCTTAATGATTTTCGACCTATACCCGGCGTAGATACGCCAGGCATAGCACTCGCTGGCGCACGGCACACCGGCCGGGCAAGATAGAATAGGTGGCAGCGAGACGCTGGGGATTTTCCCGAGCTTTGTATTGCCTTCGCTGATATGGACCTTCATGGCACCTCCTGTTTAATTCCTTAAAATCTCGTGCCAGTCATAAGCGCAGCAGCTTATCGGCACGGATATGTACATTGCCATGTGAACGGCCCCTGCCGGCCTGGGTTGTTTCCTTCCCAGGGTCGGCGGGCCTTCGATTTCCACAGAGGACATCATCTTCCAGTCCTTATCGTAGAACTCGACTTTGGTTTTCACTTGTCACTCGGCTTATACAGGCCGCATTTGCCATCGACACACACACCGCACTTGACTACGGTTTCTGCGCCCTTCTGGTCGGGGGTCCGGATCTGTCCTGTCCCACCGCACGCCTGACAAGTCAGCATCCGTTTCGGGGTCCAAGATAAAAGCCGCTCTTTCATTTCAGAAATGTTCCCGATCATGTGGCCGACAGATTCCGGGGTCGTGGAGCCGCGGGCCTTGGCCAGCCTCATGTAGATGGCATCCATGAACGATGTCAGTCGGTAGACGTCCTCAAGGTAGAAGTATTTGCGCTTCTCCATGATGTCGGCGACTTCTTCATTCACCGCGGCTTCAATTGGTGGTTCGATGCTTTGCGCTTCCTTGTACGCTCCATCAACGCTCTTGTTGAGACGCTGGCGGAGCCTGTCTGCCTGGTCCGGATCCGATTCTTGCATGGCGTCTATGGCTTCAACTACCTTCTCTGCCTTGCTGAATGTTCGGCCGGACATCCCTATTTCTTTTCCGATAACGTCCCGGGTCCGTTCTCCACGGCGCGCCGAGATCTCCTTGAGTCTGGTCCCTTCTCTGACCTTTTCCTCGATGGTCTTGGACCGATACTGGTTTGACAGAATGAGGTACTGTAGTTCGTCATCCTGATTATCAAAGCTCTTGAATGATACGGGAACTTCGTCCAGGGAAAGTTTGACGGCGGCGCGGTACCGGCGGTGGCCGGATATAATCACGCACTTGTCGTTGACGATTATCGGGTGGAGGATTCCACTTTCTCTGACGGAATTCTCGAGCTCGAGATCGTCAATTTCCGAGGTGAAGTAAATCTTCCCGTTTGCGGGATGCTCTGATAGAGCATTGAGCGGCATCATTGGCATGGCTTTCTCCTAGAAAATATCAAAGGCTGAATCGGCGGCGGCTTGTTGGGTAGGCTTCGCTTCAATCACTTTCGGAGCGGGAGCAACCCAGGGAGCGACGTCCTGCTCCGGAAGCGCTAATGGCTTGGGAGCATCTTGAATAAGATTGTCTACGCAGATTGCACCTTCCTGAATCATGACGGCGTCAGGTACATCGCCTGGCTTATCAGACATGATTTCCATGAAGATCTGCAGGTCATTGTCCCTGGCAAACTTCGCCAGTATCTCTTGGCGCTCGGTTCCAATCGATTCGCCACGATGGATATACAGGAAGCGGGCACCGCCCTTCGGGATTGAGGCAGCGCAGAACTTGGCTGCGGCAACAAGCTTCGCCGAGGTAGAGCCATTCTGCCAAAGGGAATCACCGATCATCACCTGGCCGTCAACGATTTTAACATCCTCGGCCGGTAGGGTAATCGAACTCATGGCTTGCTGGCGTCTGGCCTTGGTATCTTCAAGGGCTTTCTTGCGCGCCTCAAGATCCTTTTCCAGGGCTTGCTTTTGTTCCCACCACATTTGGTAAGCGCGGTGCGATTCAGTATTCTGCTGGGCCGCTATGGCACGGTCCATCTTGGCCTTGATGTCATCCAGGCCGGCACGGTCCGGAGCCGGGTTCTTTTCGTACCAGGCAAGGCCGTCTTGTTTAGATTGCATGGCCATTGAAAGGCGAGCTTTCTCGGCGGTCAGCTTTTCTTCCAGCTCGGTGATGTGTGCGGTAGATTCCGTGATGATGGTATTTACCTGGGTCATCCGAGCAGCTGCCTGGGTGTGGCGGGCGACAGCTTCGTTGTAGATCTTCGACGAGGCTTCGTATTCATTGGTGACAGTCTGGAGGTCCAGCGGTTCGCCACCTTCGTATTCCGGGGGCGGCACTTTGTCACCCAACGCGTTAATAGAGCGGCGTGTGACAGTGACTTCGTCCTGGGCGGAAATGATCTGCTTATCCAGGGAGTCTAGGTCAAGGCCAATCCAGGTGGACAGCATCTTGAGCATTGCTTCATTGCTGAAATCAAGTAACTCCTGGGGGTCTTTGTAGGCCGCTGACAATTCCTTGAGGAATGTAACAGCGCCGCCTTTTACCGGGGCTCCGTTAAAGCGGACTTCGAGGGAAGTCTCCTGCACGCCGCTTTCATTCTTGATGATCATGCGGTTGATTGAGTATCCGCCGGAAGTCTCGATCTTCACCGTGCCACGTTCTTGGCCGTGCTTGATGATGTCCTGCGGCATGGACTTCGCTGAATCGAAAGCCAGTTTTAGGCTATCGATCAGGGTGGATTTCCCACTTTCGTTAGGGCCGGTGATTTTGACCAGCTTGCCATTCGGATCAAGCTTCAAACTGGCGAACTTGATTTTGCCGATGTTCTCTACCTGCAGTAGAGTTATTTCTCCGATTTTCATGGGTCCTCCTACTTTACGATTACAGTGATCAACAGCTTGACGGCTGCGATTACTCCGGTGATTGCCAGCACGCCGATGATGGTCATCAGCGCGGTGGCAATAAGAGAAACGTAAAAACTATCACGCTTGCTCTTCGGGTTCTGCAATGGGCTCTCCTTTCAGGAACGGATTGTCGCCAATCGCTCGACAAGCGCCGGCCACTTCGCAGTAGCCCTGGCATTTCCGGCCGTCCCAGTTTTCCTCGTTGGAGCAAAGGGGCGGGGCAATGTCACCGCTCATTGAGCCGATGATGGCGGCAGAACGTGCCTTGATATAATTCCAAACCTTCTCGTCGTCCGCCAGTGGGATCTCGAAGGTATAGGTCTTTTGGGTAACGCTGCGCTGGGTAGCCGCTATGGTACCGCCGTCACGGACGATGGCGAAAATGAACAACCGCTTGGCCTCGATGCCTAACACCTTCTTGGCCAGGACGCGATAGATATTCAACTGCCTGGTAAAATCCTTGATGTCCGCCTTCTTGGGATCCATCTTGGTTACCTTGTGAGTCTTGGGCTGGCCGGCGCGGGCTCCGGTCTTGAAATAGACTGGCTTCCCATCTTCAAGGATCGGCTCGTCCTCGCTGTAGATGCCGAGGCATTGCTGTACCTTGTAGGATCCTACCACTTTGTAGTCGGTGATTGCCATTTCGCCCATCATCGGGCCGAATAAGTCAGAGCGCCCCTGGATTTCATCCGTCTCCAGGGAGATCTCTTTCTCGTCAAGTTCATGAGCTTTCGTCTCAAGCTTGGCGTGGGCATTGGTACCGATGATTCGGTAGGCAGCATCTTCCGGGTCCACCGAGAAGTCGAACTTTTCTTTGAGCCACAATTGTCGAATACCGACAAACAGGTCGGTAACGTGCGGCTTGCCGTCCCACTTGCGGGAGTCAGCGGCCACTTGGAGGTAGCCCAAAGGGTAACGAGTGGGTACCTTGCCTGACAGGACATCGGCAGCGGGGATTAGCACGCCGTCGATCTTGAAATGTGTCATCATTCCATGCCTTCTTTCTTCGCCTTCTCGTTGGCGATAGCAGCTTCAAGCTGCTCCATCTGCGTTTCTACCGGGCCAACGATTTGGAAATCGCGCCGGAGTGTCTTGCTCGGGTCAGATCCAAACGCTCGGCCGCCTTTCATCTTCATGGTCAGGCGATAGCGCAGGTCAAGGAGTATAGCAAGCCGGGATAATGGCTTCTTAGGATTCATTCACACCTTTCTTTCCGGCTAGCACTCTAGCCTTTTCGACTTTGCTTTTTATATGGGGATGCTCGTTGAGTATCTGGTCCCATCCGTTTTGATGCTGCCGACTATGGCAGGATCGGTGAGCGCGTAGCCAGTTCCAGGGTTCCTCGTAGTCGCGGACGTCAGAGCCGGCCGATACGATGTGCATCCGTTCGAGCGGATCATATTGGCTACCGCCAGTACCGCATACCTCGCAGACCGGCCTTGATTCGCAGTACCGATCCCAGGTCATCCCCTGCTCATGCTCGAATAGCGGATCATCGTCCTTGTAGCGCCAGGAATACCAGGCTTGCCACAAGTTCACCATGTCACCACCGATAGCAGCCATAACATCAGGGGAAATATCCATCTGCCCGAGCATCACCATCGCGTATTCTACGCAGAGCGCAAGCTCCTTGGTGTCCATCATCGAAGTACGCTTGAACATCACATGGCCAGTTACCGGGCTGGTTATCTGCGGGGCTGCTCCTTCAAGCACCGCCTCATGGATGAATTCGCACTCACGATCGGTCGGCTTCCTCCGCAGCATCGCCCAGGCTATAAACCGTTCAAGCCCCCGGAGTGTCCTGTTTTGATCTTGCGACCTGTGCGATCCGCGGTTCTCTAATTCTATGAGCGGGTTCTCAAGAAAAAGAAAATTGACTTTGCCATTGTTGTCTTGAGCGACAACGACTTCCCCTGAAATCGTTATGTTCATGGGGTAGCCGTTGCCTTCAAGTTTTGCTGCGTCTGCCTTTTTGAGTAAAGGCCGGATCCTTTCCAGATTTTTCCCAGAGAAAAAGATCCAGGTATTCGGAATTTCACCGACGCATACTGCGATCATAGGGTCACAAAGTACGCGGCAGCCGCGCGGATTTGCTCGACATCGGATTCAGGGATAGCCGAAGCTTTCGTGAACAGAGCGGCGCCCTGCTGCCCGGTTATCTTCCCCTGGCGCTGGAGTAGGCCAAGGTAATCCATCAGTTCTGCCTTGGTGCTGATGCTGGCGGCGGCCTTCTGCACCTGCTTCTTGTCAGCCTCATTGTTCTGATCTGACGAGGCCAGGTCCGGGTCATCCGTGGTAATCAGGTTAAACGTCTTGAGCAGTCCATACTTCCCTGCATAGGTCATCGCCTTGCCGGCGTGCTTGTCGCTGGTATCGTGGCCGGCGCCGATCGATCCAATGATTTCGCTTTCCCCGGTTTCGGAGTCGACAAACTTGTACTTACAGGTGGCTACCGCCACATTGCCGACCAGCTGGACCTGGGCGTCGATCGGGAAATAAAGCAACTTCTCCCGTACCAGGAGCGGGCGGATCATTTCGAGGACCGCGGCTTCGGTGGTCACGTTATAGCCCTGGCCGCTTTTCATTTCGATTCTTTTGTCCCGCAAGACATGGCTGGTTTCGTCCATGATGCGTGCGAGCTTTTCATACAAGCCCATGAAGCCTCCCTGTGGAAATATTTCCACAATCAAACGGTGAATGGGACAATCAACAATCCTTTCGTTCCATCATCCAATTCCACCGCGAACATTTCGGCCTTACCATCAAGGCCAGTGATTTTTTGCATAGCCGCCGGGACGATAACGTAGCGGCTATTTCCTCTGGATTTTTCTCCACTTACCGAAACGATTGCCCGGTCTAGCTTATTCTTGATTGTCATAGGTCCTCCTGCCCTAGAATAATATCACGAAAACAATCGCAAGTGCAAGTAGAAAAAGAAATGCAAGGACATTTTTAATCCCCATAGGGTTCTCTTTCTCCCTGCAGGTCTTTGTCAGGGTCCCATGACTTGAAGATTACCTCCGGAAGATCAGGCTGGCAGCAATATGCAGCGGTTACAAAGCCAGGATAGTTCGTCCCGCAAATTGGGCAGGTGAAATACGGGGCTTTGGCGGGGATAGAATACGGGGCGAGCTGGACTGATTCGGCATATATCGTTCCGTCAGACAGCAACTCTCCGATAACCTTGAGCCGCGTTGTGGGTGAGGTTCTGATAATGGCGCGGTTGATGCCAGCTCCGATGAATATCGTTCGCGTGCCTCTCACCCAGCCATTGGGATACTTCTGCCAGGTCCGATATTTTATGGACAGATCGAAAAAGTTTTGATCATCGGAAATCTCTCCGATAACCACCCCTATTACCTCAACTTTGTTTGCTAGATTCATTGGACCTCCTTGTTGAAAAAACGCTGAGGATTGCGTATGACGCACGCAAAACGCTATCGAGGGGAAATTAGACGGCTTTCGCTCCAGACCCCCTGTTTTTGCAATCCTCAAGCAACGCTGCACTACTTTGAGTAGTCCATACAAAGCTGTTTTGCGCCAGCGGTGTATTTCTTCCACAAGCTGTCAAAATTGTCATCAGCTTGAGCCGTATAGGTCTGCTTTGAGACAAAGGACCTTTCTCCGTATCCGTCCTCAAAGAAATCCGAAGGGGGACAGCCCTCGGTATCGCGGTCGACAATTATAACGTCGACCGTCCCATCAGAACAAATGTGTTGAATGATCCCGCCTTCAACGGTCAGGATGATTTTCATGTAACCCCTTTCTGTGGATTAAATCCACGCCGGCTTGACGGTGGTTTCAGGAAGCCCCATCAGCCAATCCAATACCCACTTGGGCACTTCTTCGTGCAGCCATTTGGTGCCGAACTTGTATCCGCAGATCGGGCAGGGTCGAGACAGCAATCCGCCGTTCTCGACTCCGTTCCACATCATCATGTTCTGCTGGATGCGGTTGGCTTCAGGATCGATAAGCCAGTCTGAATTCCAGCCCATCGCCCTTTGATGCTCACACCCGCTGCGCATATCGTTCAAGTGCCAAGCATCCCAAATAGCATAGAGGTTATGCGCCATGATAGAGTCCCAGCCAGGGTTGAACTCGCGTATATCGAGTAGCGCGTCAAGGCATTGGCCAGCGCCGCCAACACAATCTCCATTGTGCTTCGGGCCTTCAACGCCAGTAATGGACAGGACGTTCACGCCCCCTTTGTCCTTGATGATGACGTTGATATACAGCGACCCATACTTCGTTCGACCTGGGTTCAAAATCCGCTCCATACAAACTCCTTTCTATGGCTTTTCGCCAATTGCACCCGGGCAGATTTGGTCCGCGCTCACGCTTTACCGGGTGCTACTATCACATTATCTTTTTATATTCTTCAACAAGGGCTCTGATTTCCGGACTGCCTTCGGCCGCGCGCTCAAGGTAGGCTAGCTCGTCCTGAGCTTCGAGGATCTTGTTGATCTTCTCGCGCAAGAGTATCTTGGCCTTTTCGTTATCCTTGGCCACCTTTACCTTGGAAGTCAGCTCGATGACGCGATCGATGGCAATTTTCTGGACGACGACCTTGGTGGCCGCGGCATTGAAAAAGCCATTGTCGACACGCGCTACTCTGGCAACTGCCAAGAACTCGTTGGCCTGAACTACGACGATGTCGTTGACTTCAACATCCTCGTCGCAGAAGTAACTGTAAATCTTGTCACATTCCGCGAAACGTACTCCTACTGTTTTCACTGATTTGCTCCTTTGCCTGGATTTCCCATCTGCCTGGGATAATATTATCACCTATGTCGCACCAGAATCGGCCGGATCGATCCCCCTTTCCAACTCCGACGATAAAATTGTTCCTTGCGACCAATTCAATAATGACTTTTTGTTCATCACTTATTGGCTTGGGCACATACTGATATTCAAACACAACAGAAAACTCGGCTCGATAAGTCATGGCTTGGCCTCTTCAAGGAAGTCATTCCCCTTGCTGATAACGGCATCTTCAAAACCGTTGAAATCAGCAAAGCCGATCTCGTCGGGCGTCCAGATAAAAACCGCATACGCTTCGTTGCGCATGGTTTCGTGGAAAGCCGAGACAAGCGGCCCCATTACCGGCTCAAGCCTTAGCTCTTCTCTGATGGCGGCGCCAAGCACCGCAGGAGTGAGAAGCTGACTACCGATAAGGGTTTCGTATTTCTGGATTAAGGCCATGATAATGGTCACGGTCTTGATTGATGGCGGCGGCTCGTCGTCGAGTCCGTACTGGGTTAATACCGCCTGGACCAGTTGCTTGGCAAATACCATTTGCTCTTCGGTCGGTACCACTTAAATCCTCCTTGTGGAAAATTTTCCACAATAGGACCTGACTGCAAAAAATTGCACCTCGGATATATTATTAAGAGTATTATAATAATATATATATACTCTTATAATATATCCGAGATGCAAAAAATTACCGTCGGGTCACTCTGCAGCACCTAGCCAGCGCACCGTTCCAAGCGCTTCAAGCTCGGAAAGGAAGCGGTCGACTAGATCTTCCGTAGGCAAATAGGCCGGCGTCTGGATCACTCCGTTGACCATATAGTCTACTTGCCAGAATCCTTCCTCGTCCCAAATTGCGCCTTGATGTTCGATCGACAGGATGATGAACTCACGAGGCCCGGTTTCACCTTTAGGCGTGGCCGGAAATAGGATCAACCAAGTGAAGGCAATGGCGATCACCATGGCCAGGACTGCGAGAAATGCGATCGTGTTATCTTTAACCACGCAGCACCGCCGGTTCTTCTTCTCTGATTGAGTAGAAGCCAGACCGGCTAATGATCAAGTGGTCAAGCAGCTCGATCCCTATGATTTCGCCGGCGTCTCTGATGCGTTTGGTTACTTCCCGATCCTCACCGCTCGGGGCCGTGGACCCGCTAGGATGGTTATGCGCCATGATAATGCCGGCGGCGTTACGCTTGATTGCTTCCCGAAAGATTTCCCTGGGATGGACTATGGTTCTGTTCATGGTCCCAATCGATACGATTTTTTTGCCGGTGACAATATGGGCGCCGTTCAGGAATAGGACTACCATGTGTTCTTGGGTTTTGTTCCCGATCATCCTCATGGCGATCTGGTATGCTGACACAGGGTTCTTGATGACGTTGGCTTCGCGGACCTCACACAGAGCCCGCTCCAAGATCTCGATTGACTTGAGCGAATTGTCGTATTCGAGGATCATTCGACTCTCCTTGCTATGATTACTCGGTAAGTGAATCGGGCGTCCATCCCTAAGTCGATAATGGCCTGGGAGTTCGGCGGCAAAAGGGTCGCGCAGGGGTAGATCTTTTTGCCTTTGAAAAAGCTGCGCAGCGGTTCGCTTAGTTCATCTTTGCGGACCGTCTTGAATGCAGCCTGGTTGAGGGGCGTCACCAAGTCGGTGTCGAAAAAGCTCCCCGCGTTTATCCAGTTAACGTCCCGTAATCGTTCGAGGTGCATCATCATACTTAGCCCCCGATCTTTGCTGATAAGCATTCATCGACCATGCTCAAGGCTCTTTTGACGCCTTCGATGTCGTTGCGGCCGGCCGCGACTTTGGCCATGATGACCGCGGTGATTATTGTCGTCGAGGCGGCGTAGGCCACCATCGCGCTTTCTTGAACAGACTGGGGGATCGCGGAATTAAACCGGACCATGGCCACCCATTCGTTTTTGTCGCTCATTAAGCTGTACATTTCAGCGACTTCCGGGTCCTTGATTGCAGTCATCGTTACCTCCTGCAGAGTTGTTGGATTTGGTAGAGTGCGTTCTCGTCGACAAGGGCTTCGCGTTCAAACCCATTCTCCAGGTAGGTAACCAGGTAAAAGGGTTCCTCGGCCATATTGTTGACGATAACGACCTGACAGATTTCGTAGCGGGGGCCACAAGCAGCCAAGAGGATGGCCGCCAGGGCGATAAAGATTTTTCTCACTTGGGGACGTCCGGGGCTACAACGCCGACCGTCGATGGCGCGATCGATTCAGGGCTTAAGCGAAAGCTTCGATCATCACACAAGCTCCACTTGCCATAGATATCAACCATGCCGTTGTTCATCCTAATGTAAGACGGGATCTCCCGCTCTTCTATTTTGACCATGATCGAAAGGCCGTCTGTATTGAATCGACCGGGAGTAACCGCGGCAGACATCCAGACAGTTCCGGTTTCGTCTGGCGAAAACTTCACCCGCTTCAAGTAGCCTTTTAGGATGATAGGGTTTTCTATTTCGGCCATATCAGTTCCCATGCCCGAGAAGGGCGTGGCGGTAGGCCGTCTCGACAGTGCTTTTCGCATTGTCGCATTCCATGTCCATGCCCATCGCCTGGCCGGCGTCATAGGCAGCTGCGAGTGCCGATTTGCCCTGTTCGAGGGCGGTTTCAACGGCGGCGTAGATCTTTTCATAGACTGCTTTCATACAAGATCCTTTCCCCTGCTTTGCAGGTGTTAAAATTGCTTGTGGAAAATTTTCCACAATATGGGGACGGCAGGACTTGAACCTGCGACTGCCACTAAAGGCTAACCTACCAACTGGTCCACATCCCCATGTCACGCTGCGCTATTGTATTAACAGCGCAGCGTTTTCAATTACTCGTGACAGGTCTGAATAGCTTCATCGACGCCGGACTCGCCAGCTTCGATAGCGTCGGCCGCTTCAACGCGGGCCTCAAGATCGGTGTCGGCTGAATCGTTGGTGGCCTTGCGCGGTACCGGCTTGAACTCAACGTGTTCAGCTACTACCTTCACGCGGGCCTGCATCTTGCCTTCGGCATCGGTCCAGCGATCCTGCTTGATGCGTCCTACGATACGGACGCCGCGGCCTTTGACCAGATGATTCGCGCAGGTTTCGGCCAGCTTCGACCAGCACTCGATGGAGATAAAGCTGACTTCCTTTTCAGTGACGTCGCCGTTCTTGTAGAAGCGGTTGGTCCCAACGGTGAATTCGCAGACCGAGTGGCCGTTAGGCGTGGTCTTGAGGATCGGGTCGCGGGTGAGGTTGCCTTCGATGATGATACTGTTCAAATTGCTCAACATATTGAGCCTCCTAGCATAGATTTCGGCCCGCCCATACGGGCAGGTTATGGCGGAGCCGGGAGTCGAACCCGGCCGTTCTACTTTTCAGTAGCCGTATCCGCAACGGGCTGCTTCACGCTGCGCCGTATAGATCGCGTTCTTCATGGTGACCATGTCCTTCCAGTGGACCAAGGCGCCGTTCATTACCTTGAACACTCCATACACGATATGCTGGAGACGGCCGATCACGACCGTGGTTTCTTTTACGACACAAACTGTTGCATCGAAAACGATGCTTCCATCACTGTAGATTGGATGACTCATTTTTAAGTCCTTTCAGAATGATTCACATTCTTTGGTTCCAGGCTTCGGTCACCTTCTCTGCGGCGGCTCTTGAAGCGCTGTTATCGTCAAGGTGATTCGCCAGGCATTCTTCCCTGGCGATTGATAGGCCACATATCTTGCAAACAACTTTCGCTGGCAGATATGTTGTTTCTTCTTCAGTCGCCCAAGATTGGCACAACTGCCTAAACTTATGGCCGAATGTTCTTAGGGCCATGCCCCCGCAACAAGGGCAGAGAAGCAATTTGGCGATCATGTTAATACGTTCCGCTGGGATATCTGGACTTCTTCGATCGCAGATTCCGGAGCCTCGGGGTGGGCCTTTAGCGCCGCTGCCATAGCTTCCGAGGCATTGTGCGCTAAAGTCTGGAAGTACACGCGAGTCCTGTCATCGCTAGGTGCGAACACGACATGGTAAAAGTGCATTCAAACCTCCGTATAGCAGACAGACGAAAACTCGCCGAACCTTGCTTTGGCAAAGGCTTCGGCTTCATTGTGTCCGCGGGCCATGACGTAGCTGATTTCTAACCCAAGCTCGTTATAGACGATATACCATTTGTAACCGCGAATGAGCCTGGAGTTGTCCGGGGTAGTGGTGAAGGTTGCCATCAGTACCCCTCCGCTAGGTCAGAATACTTCGACTGCTCAAGAAGGTTGAGCGCGCGTTGAGCAGCATCGGCTTCGGCGTGCTCTAATTCTTGTTGAGCATTCCAAACCGGCATCATGCGCAGCGCCATATCAGCCGTCACCTTCTCGAAGTTCCTGACTATCGCTTTCGCCTGCAGGTAATTCTTGAAGGATTCGTCGACGACGATAATGCCAGGGCCAAGACGCTTATTGACCGGGGAGCAGGAATACTCCCAAGGATCCGGATAGACGTACAGTATCATGTGATACTCCTTTTAGAATGGTTCAATGCCGCGGTTCCACTGTTGCCCGCACGCGTCTCCTTCTTCGTTGCTTTCAAGCCGGCAACCGCACTCTTGGCATACAACTATGCAAGACTGTTTCCTGTCGCCGATTCTTTCAAACTCTGCCGGACCATTGCAGAAGGGGCAAGGTTGTAATTTCATGGTAGCTCCTTTCTAGTCCAAGATTGTTTTGACCAACGCCTTAGCGCGGTCCAGTGTAGCCGTTTGGATCAGGGTGCAGCCTTCCTGAAAGATACAAGCGCAGTTCTCTAACTCGAGAACTATCGCTGTACCCGAGCCGCCGTGGCAGAAGGTCACAGACTTCGGTTCGTACTCCATCAAACTCTGCAGCATTTCGCCGCTCACCTTAATGCTGACCATGCCATTCCTCCTTGTGGATTCTACCACTGGGTTTCACCTAGATTTTCGTACAGGATTTTCGTACTAGAGAAGCACACCCCTCGATTTTCGTGATGGTTTTTGGCTTCTAGCGGCTCCCAGCAATCACCAGGTTGTAGTCCCAAGCCGCTTACTTATCTCTGCAGCCAGGCCCACCAGATTATCTTGCTGTATACGTTCAATTTCCAAAGCCGTTAAGCCGCGCCGCCACATCCCGTAAGAGGCTCTCCTCCTATATCCACCTATACTGACTATCTCACTATTCCTGATGTAGTAGTACATCGTCTTTGTCTCTTGTTCCCTTGTCTGCTTGACCATTTTTACCTCTTTTCTATGCCACTTCTCTGTCATTTGTGGACATCATCTGTCATTTGTGGACATCCCTACTATCGTAGGTTAAGTAGGTTTATCGCTTTTTCTGTTGCTTGAACCATGGTTTTGACGAAATATGAGTCCAAGTACTCGTTATTCTGAAACACCAAGACCTCAAAACTAGCCTCAATATGGTCTACTAAGGCACTATGTATATCTCTAATTATAGTTACGAACATGATACACTCCTTTACCACTATACCGTGGTATCCTACCGGATAAAATGTGGAAATATTTCCACAATTTGCTGTGAACATCGAACTGCATCAACCAGATATAAAATGTGGAAAATTTTCCACAATTTGAGATCAAACTACATGATGAAAACACCTATATACATCACTATTATTTTGAACAAAACCATATCAAATATCATTAAAACTATATGTATATTGAATAATTCATATAACATTTTGTACAAAACCTTTTACATTTGGTGGAAATATTTCCACAATATGGTCAAAAACACCGGGGTTATATAAAACAGAGTGGTCTTTTACCATACAAACCACATGGCGGTAGCCATTTGGTGGATGATATTCATGATGGGAGTACAATAGAATGGAGTCCCAACGCATTTTCATTCGGTGCGGTAGCACCGGTTTTCCTTCCTTACACGACTAACCATCCCAACATACCTGGCGGTAGCCGGGACATTTATATTGGACGACTAACCATTTTAAGAATGATCTACCCAAGGGGGACCTATTCAAAAAAAAATAAAAAGCAAAAAAAAAGAGGCCAGCCTTTCGGCCAGCCGCTTGGTTTAGTATTTGTATGTATCGCCAGTCACCTGGCGCCATACTAGCATGACCGCTTCCATAGTGGCGGCTTGTACTTGCTTTATTCCGTCAATAAACAAAATGAAGTACCCTTGACTGCAATACACTCGACCTATATGGGCCTTGTGTCTCATTGTGTCTACTGCTACTTGCTTTTGCATAGTGTCCTCTTTTTGTCCATCTTAGGACAATAAAACGTGCACGCATAGTCAAGGCGCGCTTTTCGGTAATAAATGGCGGCTTGTTACAGCCGCCCTTTATTATTTGTGCCATCTCTTTTCTATCCAGCCAGCTTTTCTACGCTCGCGCTGTGCCGATACATAAGGCTGGCTGTCTGACTGTCCGTGGTATCCTCTGTCTAATTCGGCAGCATAGATACTGTCAAATCTGTACTTCCAGAATCCATAGTCAGGATCTTGTTGTAGTGGGGTGTATGCCCCATACAGACATGACTCATCACTTGGCTTGCCAGCTAGCAACAATTGGCCATCATTGGTCATTGTCACAGGCCAAGCAAAGCCGGCCAAAAAGACTGGCCGGCAACGCATCAAAATCCTCCATTGTCTTGACTGGCAAGGTAGCTATCTACCATACCTTGAAGTATCCACAATGGAAGCTTAGGACGTTCGCAGAATTCAGCCCATGTCGGGATTGTGTACTCAATGGTATCGCCATCATCATTCGCAAACTCTTTATTTTCACCGCCATGCGTTGAATAATACATGAAGAGCTTGTTTGCCCAGTACCGGCTCGATGATACAATGTCGTCGGCCTTGCAAGCCCTTGCGTCTCGTATCAGTCCCCGGCCAAACTCTGTCAAGTTTTCGGCCCGATCGGTAGTAGCCAACAAGTCAATAGCAATGTCATGGAGAATCTTAGAATCAAAAGCTGATTTCATCTTGAAACCTCTTGCTTAAAAGCTTGCCTATCACTATGTGATACTTTACTAACAATTCAAGTATGGGGCTTGTGTACCATACCTTGCTAGTGGCCTATACTGCGTGCCTTGTCTGTTGCCAAGTCTACGCTATCCTATGTTAAAGACTGTTGCAATCAAGTGTTGTCCTTGCTGTTGCAACCATGTAATGAATATACAGTATTCAAATAAATAATGCAAGCGAAAAACGGCTTTTTAGGTATATATACCAGTGACCCCTCCGAGAAAATTTTGGTTCTCCAAAACACCTTGAACTGCTGCCACCGATGTCATATACTGCAACCATGCGTAGAGGAATTAAAGAACTGATCAGTAAGGTACTCGACGAAGAGACGAGCATTGAGACGTATGATGGGAAGCTGGACAAGGCGACGGTTGAGGAAGCCTTGATAAGGGTGACTGTCAAACGAGCGATGGACCCCAGGGCAAGATTGGGGATGGAGGCGCATCGTTTCCTGACGGAGTATCTATATGGGAAACCTGTCCAGCCTACGGCGTTAATGGTCAAGAACTTTTCGGAGCTTGATGATATGAGCGAAGAAGAGTTGTTGAAAAAACAGAGTGAGATTATGAGAGGAGCGTTGAATGGGGATTTTACAGACTCACCGGAAGATCCATCAAGAGTACTTGAGCCAGGGGAAAGAACCGAGATCATACACGGTTTACTTGAGGCCCGGGGAGACGTCCGATCGAAAGGCGGACAAGCAACGGCGGCGCGAAGAGAAGAAGCGGAAAGAGTTGCAGAGGAAATTGAGCAGGCAGCTATCGAAAGTTATGTAGCACCGGAGGGTACCGATGACTTGTTATCAGGGATATGGGATTTGTGATTCCTACTTGGGGACACTCCCTACTCCAAGGATGCTGGCTTGCTTAGAGGACATGAGGGATTTGGCGGGGCTTATGCCTCATGCCCCGCAGGAAGTCTACTTGAAATATCAAAAACGATTTCAGGAGATCTTAACAGATTTTTATCTTGAGGCTGCGCCTTTCTTAGAAACGCATGGCGACCTTGTTGAAGAGCGGAGGGCTAAGTGGCTGTCAGATTCACATACCAGGGGATGAAGAAATCCGGCGAGATTGTTGCCACTATCCCGCCGAACACTTTTCCGGGTGAAGTGTTGAGTACACCGATCACCCAAAGGATGTACAAACCAGAGCCCCGGAACTACGAGTCATTCCTTATTGAGTCCGGCGGAAAGTTCTACTGGCCCCGTATCGAGGAAATGCTGTGAGTGTCGCCCTGCAGCGGGATAAGCTGAAAGAGTTTATCCAGATCCGCATCGCATTAGCAAGAAAGTCCTTCTGGCAGTACTGTATGGCTGCGGACCCGATCTTCTACCTTCCGGAGCGGAAGCATCTAAAAATCCTGTGCAACACCCTTCAAGCCCTCTTCGAGTCCAAGATTGTGCGAAAGCCTGGCGAAGAGTGGCGCATGATCCTACCGGATGAACCCCTCTCCGATCTTGAGGTTTGCCGGAATCTAATTATCAATATGCCGCCGCGCCACGGCAAGACGCGCACCTTAGTCCTCTTCGAGGCTTGGATCCTCGGCCGCAACAAATTGGCCAAGTTCGTGACGGCCAGTTATAATGACGACGCAGCTGCCGATATTTCCCGGTACGTCCGCGACACCCTGGCCGAAGTGAAGCAGGGACCCACCCATATTGTCTATGCGGACATTTTTGACACAACTATCAAAAAGTCGGACGCATCGATTCAACGCTGGGCTGTCGATGGATCATACTTCTCTTATATTGGAACGGGCCCGGGTGGTACCGTCACCGGCAAGGGCGCTGACTGGCTGATTGTTGATGACCCGGTCAAGAACGCGGAAACCGCCTTTAACGCCCTGGCCATGAAGAAAATCAATTCCTGGGTGATGAACACCCTATTGTCCAGAACCGAATCGGGCGCGCGCAAAATCATCGTGCATACTCGCTGGCCGAACGGCGATATCACCCATGCCTTCATGTCCAGCCCCGAAGCCCATACCTTCTATCACCTGGTCATGGAAGCATACGACGGCACCGATATGCTGTGCGACGAAATCATGTCCAAGGCAGATTACGACTCAAAGCGCAATTTGATGGACATGACCATCTTCGAGGCGAACTACAATCAGCATATCATCCGGCCGGAGGGCGCGCTGTACCGTGACCTCAAGACCTATACAATCCTGCCTGAAAGCCCCGAGCGCGAGATCTGCTTTATCGATACGGCTGACAAGGGCGAGGACTTTCTTTGCGCCGTGTTCGGTGTGGTGGCCGGATCCTACGCTTACGTCACCGATGTGGTGTACACCCAGGAACCTGTCGAAGCCTCCCAGCCTCTTGTTGTGGAAGCCCTGATCTCGAACGGTACCAAGGAACTATGCGTCGAATCAAACTCGGGCGGCGCCGGGTTTGCCAAGGATGTAGAGGAAATGTTGATCAAGCGGGGATATAATCTGTCAGTGGAAACACCGATGCAGCTATCAAACAAGGAAACCAGACTGATTACGAATTCCGCCGCTGTCCAGCAACGTATTCTTTTCCCCCTTGACTGGAATGATAGATTCCCGCAATACTATGAAGCAATGACCCAGCACTTGCGTATCGGTCGCAATTTACACGATGATGCTCCGGATGCCACAACGGGGTTCTACGAGTTTGCTTTCGATGGAGGTGTGATATTAGCCTGAAAGAACGATTCCAACTTGCCATGCTTTCGATGGCAGGTGTTCGTGATCAGCGCGTTCAACGATCCATCCTGTCTACGCTCGGCGCAAAACTCACCGAGGGCTTTACCGACTTCGACATCAAGGACCCTAGGGCAACGAAGATCACTGACCCCATGTTGCAGAACAAGTGGGTTAATATCTCTGTTTCCATTCGCGCGCGAAACTTATCCCGTCCAGCCCTGAAAGTCTACAAGGGCTACAAAGAATCCACCTCCGGCCCGCTCTTCTCGCTCTTCCAGTCTCCCAACGCCAATATGTCGATGAAGGCCATGATCTGGCTGTCGTCCATGTGGTGGGACATTGAGGGTGAGTTCTTCTGGTGGTTTGGTGGCAAGGCCGGCTTCCCGAAGGAAATCTACGTCCTGTCGCCGCGCCGCATGGAGTATGAAACCTACTCCAAGAAGTGGTTCTTTACCAATGACGAGGGCGAACGGATCCCGATGGCCCCCGAGGAATTCTTCCACTGTTACGAGCCGAACATTTGGAACCCGATCCGCGGCGTGCCGCCAATGGCCGCCCTGGCTATGGAGCTTGAGCAGGATTGGTCGGTCAACAAGGAACTGATCAAAGCGCTCAACGCCTCTGCAATCCCCCAAGGTATCTTAAAGACCGAGCAGCGCATCACGCCGGCCCAGGCCGATGACATCCAGCTGCGATGGGACCAGAAGTACGGGCGGTCCAAGGGCGACAAACGTATCGCCGTTCTCGGCCAGGGTACTTCCTTCCAAGCCCTGAACGAGGATCTGTTAAAGTACACGACCATTTCCGAGGATAACCGCACGGCGATCCTGACCAAGTATGGTATCCCGCTCAAAGTGGCCAACGCCACTTCTGAAAAGACCGCTCTGTCTGGAAAAGATTCCGACGAGCAGTACCGGGCGCTCTGGTCCCAAACCCTGATCCCTGTCCAGAAGTTTTGGGCCGGCGAGATCAAGACCAAGTTTCTCAACCGCTTTGGCCTCAACACCTATTCGGTGGATTTTGACAATACCGATATACCAGAACTGCAAGAGCAGGAAGCCGACCTGCACAAGCGCTTGCGCGAAGATATCGCGGCCGGGCTCTTAACGCCCAACGAAGCGCGCGAGATCATCCACTACGACGCGGTAGAAAATGGCGATACTTTGCGCGGCGGGCAGGCGCCCGAAAAACCAGCGGATCAAGGAGTTAGCGATGCTGATACGGAAACAGGGGAACCTGCTAAATCTGGCGGGCGAAGAGCTCGTTCAGTTTTTCAAGGACAATTCGACAAACAAAGGAGCGCTGAAAGAAGAGATAACGCTCTTCAAGGGCTTTTCGACTATTTTCAAGGAAGCGGAGGGTAGTGACGGCCTGGTCCACTTCACCTTCTCGACCGACGACGTCGATTCCTACGGCGACGTTGTAGAGCAGGACGGATGGGACCTGTCTCGGTACCAGAAGAACCCTGTTATCTTGTGGGGCCATGACCACAAGATTCCGCTCATTGGTATCGCCAGGAATGTGGCCAAAGCCCCGACCCTGGCCGGCGACATTATGTTCGTCCCCAAGGAGATCCACCCGTTCGCTGGGATGGTAGCAGACATGGTCAAGACCGGCTTCATCAAGGCCGGCTCTGTCGGCTTCAACCCGATGGAGTGGGAACTGATCGAAGAGAAGAGCGGCAACCAAACGTACATCGTTGGGTATCGCTTCAAGAAACAAGAGCTGATGGAATTCTCCATCTGTAACGTACCTGCCAACCCCTTTGCACTGACCGACCCCAAACAGGCCGAGCAGGGCGAGGAAAAGACTCTGTCTCAAAAGCCCCCGTTCGGCGGCTTTAGTATATTCATTCAAGGAGCGCAATGATGGACGAACTCAAGCTGCTTCTTGAG